GGGTCATTAAAGTTTAGTACTAAAGCTGATAAAAATAAGTTCAGCCACCCACATGATGCTTTACAATACCTGTGTATGTGGATGCGCGGGCAAATTGGTACACCAAAATCGCTTTTTGAGAAACCGAGGTCCAGAGGGTGATTTACCAAAATCTGGGAATTCCAGTATTAGAGGAACTAAGTATACACAAAGTGTACAAAGAGGTTTAGGCTGAAATATTTTTTTTGGATGGGAGGTTCTGGGAATCCAGTATTAGAGGAGCTAAGCGTACACAAAGTGTACAAGGAGGTTTAGGGCTGAAATATTTTTTGAGTAGGGTTAAGGGAAAGCGCCCCACGTACCGCCTTGGATCGCCCACACCCGGCCTCGTGGAATTCCGGCCTGTTCTTTCTGGTCCTATTGACACGCGAATGCGTGCAATTAAAAAAGATGTAGCGAAGCGGAATCCAGGTTATTAAGTGAGCAACGCGAACGATTGTTTAACAGGAACGAAGTGACTGCAATTAAAGACCGAGCGAAGCGAGGTGGATTTGATGGTTAGGTATTAAAGATAATGTGAAATGGTAAAAGAATATGTTTGTTTTTATATTGTTATAGTGTATAATGCTGAAAGATGAAATAGAACTAATACGGAGCTTACATGATCGATCTCGCAATCTTACGACTACAATATGAAATCCTGAACACGTCTCTCGACTCGATCGCTGCGGCAAATAGTGTGCCAGTGGAACTTTTACAGCGCGAAGCTACGGAGCATAACTGGAAGCAGTATTGGCCTGACGACGAGTTCAGCTTCACCACTATATCTACACCTGAGTGGGATGAGACCGTTGCTGCCGAAGAGACAGCTCCTCAGGACGCAGCCAGCCGCATGGCTCTCGAGAGTGAGCAGTACATCGACATGGCTCGGAAACGGCTCGCTGTGTACTCTCTGGCCAAGGAGACTATGCTCGCGCATCGGTACTTAGCCCTTGAGTGTGACATTATTAAAGCGGCACAAGCTATTGTCGACGGACTTCAAACCTACACACCGCAAGATATTAAGTATTTGTCAGCGGTTATTAAGGACTTAACCAGCAACTCTAACCTGTCTAACCTGGCGAGTATCTCGATTAAAGCTGGTGAGGATGGCATCCCGTCTGTTACTATACGTGACTTGTCTGGGAGAAAATGAAGTTCGAATTACGGAAGGCCACTCTAGAGCCTACTCTTCAGGCTTACTTGACATCTCGAGCTCGGCTTGACATAATTCGAGGGCCACTAGGTTCCGGCAAGACTGTGACTAGCTGCCAGAAGGCGTTTGATGTAATGTGTAGTCAAACGCCTAACCGGCAAGGGTATAGAAAAACACGTGGCATAGCAATACGAAATACGTTTCCGGACCTACTCACTACAACTGTGAAGGACTGGATGGAGTTGTTTGGGGAGCTGGGACATTATAAGGCGGGCGGCATTTCTCCTCCGAGCCATACTTTAAAGTTCCGGCTCCCTGACAAGTCAATCGTGATGTCGGAGCTGATATTCATCGCGTTAGACCGACCGATGGCCATAAAAAAGTTACGTGGCATTCAGGCAACCTTCTTTTGGCTAAATGAGCTGAAGGAGCTTGACAAGTCGATCGTGGATATGGCTGACTTTAGGCATGGTCGTTATCCAAGCGCAATGGACGGCGGGTGCTCGTGGCACGGCATGTTTGGAGATACAAACTCACCAGACGATGACCACTGGCTCTACGAGATGGAGTACGAGACAAAGCCTGAGGGCTGGGTCTTTCATACTCAGCCTGGTGGCTTGATGCGAGAGATGCGGCCTGCTGAAGGAATTGTGTTGTCAGATACCCTAGACCTTACTCCTGAGCAAGAAGAGTGGACGGGTAAGTGGATACCAAACCCAGCAGCTGAGAATTTACATAACCTGCCCGAAGGCTACTACACAAATGGTCAAGAAGGCAAATCAACTGAGTGGATTGCTGTGAACCTTGCAAATGAGTATGGTACAGTACATGACGGCAAGGCGATCTATGCAGAGCAATGGAATGACTCCGTTCATGTGTCCGACTCTATTATCTTGGTCGAAGACTGGCCGATTATTGTTGGTCTTGACTTTGGGTTGACACCTTCGGCCATCATTGGCCAAGAGGCTCCAACAGGTGCGCTTCATATACTTGAAGAACTTGTTAGCGATGGCATGGGAATACAGCAGTTCGCAGAGTTGGTTTTACTTCCTACCTTACGAGGAAAGTACAGTAAGTGTGACTGGAACTTTGTAGGTGACCCTGCTGGAGATAAACGAGTAGACACTGACGAGAATACAGTCTTTAAAGAGCTTGAGGCGCTGGGTATAAGCACTGATGCAGCAAACTCGAACGACCCGATTATACGATGGGAAGCTGTACGGCACTTTTTACAGCAACTTCGAGGCGGTAAACCAGCTTTCAGGTTACATACTAGCTGTAAGGTCCTAAGGAAAGGCTTTAACGGTGGGTATAAGCTGCGCCGCATACAGTTAGCTGGGTCATTAAAGTTTAGTACTAAAGCTGATAAAAATAAGTTCAGCCACCCACATGATGCTTTACAATACCTGTGTATGTGGATGCGCGGGCAAATTGGTACACCAAAATCGCTTTTTGAGAGACCTGAGGAGGATAGATGGGCCCGATAGGAATAAAAACGCTTCTTCAATGGGTTTCTGAAGCTCAATCTGCGCATAGTGAGTGGCGCGCGCAGTCTTGGGAAGACTGGGAGTTCCGTGACGGCAAGCATTGGACCCGGCAAGCATACAACAGACTTATAGATAAGGGTATAAATCCCCTTACAATCAACCGTATATTCCCGATCATGAACCTTATTCACGGGAGTTTTTTACGGAATCAAAATGATATTATAGCTAAAGGCCGTACAAAAGACGATAATGAGCTCGCGCAGGTCATGAGTGAAGCCCTTGCGTACGTTAGGGATCAAAATACTGGGTCTGAAATAGTAAACTCAACATTCTTGGATGAGATTACCTCAGGTGTTGGGTTTATTCAGGTCGGTAAAAACCCAGATCCACGCTGTGAAGTAGTACAATGGAAACATATTCCTTGGTACTCAGCTTGGTGGGACCCTTATGCATCTCCATGGCTCAATAAAGAAGACTGTAGGTACTTTTTTACTGCTGGCTGGAAGAATGTAGACGACGTGACTATGTACTTTCCAGAGAAGAAGAAAGAGATTGATGAAAAATTCAAGCAACTCGGTGAATCATACTATGTACCTGACGTCTTTGACCCAGGCACTGCAATCGAAGAGTACCATAGGTTTTTATCATCATCTCACTGGGCAAATATTGAGCGAAAACGTGTTCGACCAGTAGAAATGTGGTATACTCATATAACTCGTGGTACCTTCGCTATAATGCATGACTCCAGGGTTATTGATATTGATACAATCAAAGACCCGAGGGACCAGTTTGGTATAATTCGGGCTGCTGATGAAGTTGTCAATGCAAATGTAAAGAAAATGCGAGTAGCCACGTTCCTTAGTGACTTGCTTTTACAGGACGTAGAAACTCCTTATATTCACGACCGGTACCCGTTCGCGCCTTTCGTTGGGTACTTAGATCGCTTTAACTGCCCATTTGGCATCCCGAGGCAAATTAAAGAGCAGTCTATGGAGGTTAATAAACGCAGGTCTATGGCTCTCGCGCTTATTAACTCACGTAGAATAGCTATTGAGGCCGACGCAGTAGAGGACCTTAATAAAGCTTACTCAGAAGCTAATAAGCCTGACGGTATGCTGGTTCTTAAAAAGGGACGGCTTAACTCGTATCGCATAGATGAAATGTCTTCTCTGGCCGCGCCGCAAATAGACTTAATGAACCAGTCTGAACGTGAGATTCAAGAAATAGCTGGCGCAAATGATGAAGCCTTGAGCCGTGATTCACGACTTCAGTCCGGTGTTGCACTTGATAAGAAACAAGACATATCTGCCACTGTTACAGCTTCGTTGCTAGAGAATGTTAAGTACTCGCAACGGCGCTTGGGTGAGTTAACTATGTCGATGGTACAGTCTGAGTGGACCGCTCCTAAAGTACTACGTGTCACTGACCGTATGTCTGGTGCGGAAAAATTTGTTGAGTTAAACTCACGTATGTATAATCCACAGCTAGGTACTATTGAGATTCGTAATAATATTCAAGAAGCTTCGTTTGATATCATCACAGCTTCGGCGCCCATTACAGATACCATGCGTGAGAAAAACATGGATCTCCTATTCAGCGCAATTAATAAAGCACCGCCTGAAGCTGTTGGGCCACTTCTTAACTTGGCTTTTGAGATTTCTGACTTACCAAGTAAAGACGCACTTCTTAAACAGATTCGTGCTGCAACAGGGTTAGAGAATGATGATGAGTCTCAGCCTATGGCTGAACGTGAGGCTCGCGCGGCTCAGCTCAAAGCACAGGTTGAACAAGCTAAAGCTGTTGAGTCTGACTTAAGTCAACGCGAGCGAGAAGCAGCAATTGCAGAAATTATAGCTAAAGTTGAAAAAATGCACGCGGAAGCTGCGGCAAAAACTCGTGAATCTGAACGTGAGGACTGGAAAGCTGGCCATGAGTTAGGTCAAACGATACTTAAAGCTCAAACAGAGGAGATTGTAGCATGACGAAACAGGAAGAGGCGGCTTTTGAAAAGAAAGCTGAGAAGCACTTTAAAAGTCATAGAGAGCTACCTAACGGGCGTGATTTTAGATGGAATCAGCCACACTGGTACGCTAATCAAGGAGACAAGAATTTCAAGAAGAATTTTGATACTATTTTTCCCAACGCACCTGGTGCTGGTTTATGAGTGCGACGGAGCCTGGCTAGGCTTAGCGGCTAAAAAGGAGCTTAATCCACTCCCTGCCAGGCCTTAATGCTGGATATCATTGGAGGAATACAATGAAAAGGTGTAAACTTTGTAGAGTAAATAAAGAAGACACCGCGTTTTATAAAAGCAAAGGCTACGTTTCACAGCCTTGTAAAGAATGTGTTAATAAGTTCAATCGTGAAAATCGTAAGAAAAACAAACCGGAATTAAAGCAATGCACTTCAATTGCTGAGCGTAAACACCAAAGGCGCATGGCATCTGTTAAAGTGGTCTATAACCTGACAGAAACTGACTTACAAAATATGCTATTAGCTCAACAAGGCTGCTGTAAAATTTGTGGGACAGATTTTGGATTAATAGACACGAGTTCTATATACATGAGAACGTATGATATAGAGCATAACCATCATACAGGTGAAATTAGGGGCTTAGTATGCAGGAGGTGTAATGTGAATCTGAGGTATGAGGACTTAGCGTATTCGTACATTTAATTTTCGCCCTGTGAGGCGTTAAAACATTTTTTCGTCCACTGAGACGTTAAAAGGAGTTATTATGAGTTCTTCATCAGTAGCACCAGAAGCAACAGCAACAGCAGCAACAGCAGCAACAGCACCAGAAGCAGCAGCACCAGAAGCAGCAGCACCAGAAGCAGTAGCATCAGCCGCAATAGCTTCAGCAACAGCAGCAGTATTAGCGTCTGTATCGACGACAGTTCCTACAGATGCTTCTGTAACTGAAGCATCAACTCCGAATATCTTTAACGATGTTCTTGCTCAGCAAGGTCTCGTAGATGTTTCTGAGGCGGATTTAATGGGACTAGACAGTACACCAGGTGAAACCCCGGCGCCCCCTGAGCCGTCAGTACAAAAAGATGTCCCCCTTGAACCTGCTGTAGTTCCTGAACCAGCGGAATCAGTAGTACCTGAGAAACCGCCGAAGGGATTTGTACCGATTGCTGCAATTCACGAGGTGCGCGGTGAGAACAAGTACTTGAAGGAGCAGATATCTCAGCTTACTGAAAAAGTAACTTTGTTGTCACAAACAGTTAATACACCGCCTGCTGTTGTACAAGCTCCAGAGTCATCTAAGTTCGATGACTTTGTAGCCCTCACCGATGAAGAGTTCACAGCATTAGCAACTGACTCACCGGTCGATGCCCTTGAATACGTTAAACAGTTTAACGAGTTCACGGAGTTCAAACGACAAAAGGCTGAGTCTGAGCGTGCTGCTGCAGAAGCAAAGCTGGCAGATGAATCTTATCAAGACTACGTGGCCCAGGTATTTGAGTCTACTGGCCGGGCTATGGAGCAAGTAGTCCCTGGACTGCTTAATCCAGAGTCTCCTGAAGCTATTGCGTTTCAAGACTTTGCGTCCAGCCTTGGATTTACTGAGGAGCTGTATTACCTCACTAACCCTGCTACGCAGATAATTTTGCCTGACCAGAAAGAGCCCTTGTTGCTAGGGGAACATGCCGCCCAGATTATATCTGTGCTTGCGGCAGCTAGAAATTTTAAACCAGTGGACGAGGCAGCATTAACTGCTAAAATCCGCGCTGAACTTGAAATCGAAATCCTAAACAAAATAAAATCCGGCAATACAGACTTCAGATCGTTGTCAAGCATACCTCAGTAGCACGAGACAACTCCTGCGAAAAGTGATATCGTTTTATCACCTGAGCAGTTTAACAAGCTTAGCACAGCTGAACAAGAAGCTTATCTTGCTGGGTACTAAGGAGGCATACCATGCCCGGTACTGAATTTCCGTTAAATGACCCGTTAGCGGTACAACGATGGTCCACATCTCTGGCGGTTGAAGCCGCTAAAAAGCAGTATTTCGCTCCGTTCATCGGCACAGGACTTGATAACATGCTGGTCCTTAAAGATGAGCTTACAAAGGCTGCCGGTGATAAAATCACCGTTGCTTTGCGTATGAAGCTGTCCAAACCTGGTGTTGAGGGTGACGCAATCATCGAAGGCCATGCGACCGGTGAAGAAGCATTGTCCTTCTTCAATGACGCGTTCTTCATCGACCAGCTTCGTAAAGGTACGAAGTCTAAGGGCAAAATGTCGGAACAGCGTGTTCCATATAATCTCCGGAAAGAAGGTCGTGATGCTCTGTCCACCTGGTGGGCTGAAGAGTTCGATGAGCAGATCATGTTCTATCTTGCCGGCGCACGTGGTGTTGGCACCTCATATCATCAGCCGACTACTTGGACTGGCCGGGCTAACAATGCCCTTTCAGCTCCTGATTCAGCTCATATTTTGTACGCCAGTACCGCCACTTCGAAGGGCACAATCACGAATGCTATGCCAATCAGCCTTATGGACATTGAACGCCTGGTTGCCAAAGCTGAGCTCACTGACCCGGTGATTCAGCCGTTTATGATCAATGGTAATCGTAAGTTCGTTCTGTTGATGCATACCATTCAGGCATTTCAACTTCGTACCAGCACTTCTACAAATGACTGGATGTCGTTGCATAAAGCAACGGACGCTGGTGAAGGCCAGAAGTCAATGATCTACACTGGTGCGCTTGGCGAATACGCGGATGTTGTTCTTCACAAGCACCGCAACGTCGTAACTTTCAGTGACTACGGATCTGGTAACAATATCGCAGCTGCTCGTGCACTTTTCATGGGCTCTCAGGCTGGCCTTGTTGGGTACGGCCAGGGTGGTTCAGCTCAGCGTTACTCGTGGAATGAAGAGACTGACGACCGTGGTAATGCACTCGCTATTACCGCTGGCGCTATCTTCGGTATCAAGAAGTCTCAGTTCAACAGCAAGGACTTTGGCGTATTTGCATATGATTCTTATATGCCGGCCACTGTCTAATATAAAACCTTTAGCCTCTGTAGAGCTTGAGTAACCTTAAGCTCTACAGCAATAAGGAGATCTTTCATGGCTACTGTTACAAAGAAGAACGCTGTAGTTGTTCGGCCGCTTGGTGGCCCTCCCTACGGTAACCTAACCGCACTCAAGTTCAATTTTGCCACGAACGCTTCCGGTGTGTGGGCAGACTCTGATCAGGCGACTGCTGTTGCTATTGGAGATGTACTTCGCCTTGGTGTTCTGCCCGCGGGCATGACCCTGCTTGACTACATTAACAAGATCAGCACGGCTTTTACTGCTTCATCTACCGCGAAAATTGGTTTTGCGTACTGTGATGGAGTTGACGTTACCGCCGTACCGCAGGACGACGACTATTTTTGTGCTGCTACGACTCTTGCTACTGCTGCAGTTCTTCGGCAGACCAACACGGCTGTCGCTCCGGTAACTCTTCCGAAAGACGCATACCTGATTGCGACAATCGCAGGAGCACAACTCGCCGCTGCTGGTAATCTTGATATCACTGTACTTGGTATCTGTGATCAACCAGTGTAACTGAAATAAGTTAAACACGTGAAGTACAGCAGGCAACTGCTGTACTTTAAATGCTAGTACACGCTGCTAGCATTTAAAGTACATACTTAGGAGGTACTATGACACGAGATGACTTAGTTGCAGTATGTAGAAGTATAACAGATGATATTGAGTCAGCTGACTATTTATGGTCAGACGATGAGTTTGTAAGCTACCTAAAAGAAGCTGAGCGCGAAGCTGTAATTCGTGCTAATTTACTTTACGAAGACGCGAATGTTACGTATTGTAGCTTAACACTAGTCCCTGGGGCTGCAGTCTACAGCCTTAACTCACTCGTGTACGAGGTCCTCCACGTCAGTCTCGACTCGTACCCACTTACACGTAAGTCCCTTCAAGCCTTAGACGAAGAGATGCCTGGTTGGAAAAGCCTCAGCGGAACCCCAGAGTACTATATCCTTCAAAATAAAACAGTACGACTTGTTCCTACACCTTCTGAAATTAAAACTGTAGATCTTGTTGTGCATAGATACCCAGTACCTATGCTCGCATCTGGGCCTGAAATAGATCCTGAGCACCACATGAAACTGGTGGACTGGGCCTTATACCTCGCATATAAGAAACGTGACGCAGATGAGTTCATTCCGGGTATGGCAGACTCATACGCCGCAGCTTTTACGAAGTCTTTTGGTGAGCCTAAGGTAGTCTCAGTAGTTAAACAGCACGCTGGTATACTTCCAATTCGTAGTAGCGGGTGGATTTAATGCAAAACACCGAAAAAACCCAACCAGTTACTCTTCTGGCCAACTGTTCAGGGCTTAACAACATATTAGACCCGTTCCAGCCAGTTGATGATAGTAGTCTCGCGTACGCTAGTAACGTAGTAATAACAGACTCACATAAAATACAGCAGTGTCCAGGCACAGAATTAGTAGTATCATTAACTACCGGGCATTCATTGTTTTGTGACGGCGGAGCGTGCTTACTAGCACAAGGCACGAGTTTATACGAGCTGCACACGGATGACTCACTTCATGTACTCAAAACAGGCATGTCAGGAGGCCAGATAGACTTTGCACAAGTGGGAAACGCGATTTACTTCACGGATAAAATTGAGGTAGGCGTGTACGACACAGGTGTGATTTACCCATGGGTCTTAGACACTTATATAATGGGCGATACGACTAAGTACTTTGAAGAAGAGATTCCCATCTTTGAGCACATAGAGAAGCATCATGGGTATATGCTCGGTTCCTTAGATAACTGCTTGTACTCATCAGAGCTAGCTAGGTTTGGTCTCTGGAATATGAAAGAGCCCATAATGCTTCCAACAAGAATAACAATGATAAAGCACGTAGACACCGGGGTATTTGTGTCTGACTTAAAAAATATCTATTTCTTCTCTGGCCAAAACACTAGAAACTTTAAGGTTGGGGACCCAGTAACTACATTTCCAGCTTGTGAGTACGGTGATGCTTTTGACTACGTAGACGGATTAAGTTTAAGTCAGCTTACGCCAGGCTTATGCGCTGTGTTTAACACCGCTAAAGGCCTGTGCATAGGTACTCCCGATGGTAGGGTCTTTAGTGTAGCTAACGAGCGTGTTGATCCTCCATCTGTATGCACCCACGGAGCGACTGTGCTTATAGACTCAAACGTGCTTTATACCGCCTGGTAACATGAGACACTATTTCAAGGTGCCTAAAAAGATACCTATTAATGGAAACCGTGCGGTAGGAGACCAATATATAGGCGTAGCTGAGAAACGACTTAGAATTTTACATGAAGACACTCAACGTAGAAACTTAAATATAAATTCAAGTACCTTCAAGATCAAACATAACGTGGGCCCAGAAGGCACACGAGACGTTATAATAGATTGTAATATATGCTTCGGAGTTCCAGAAATTTTAATTACCGTAGGCCCTGTAATACGACCTACAGGCGAAGATAAATACGAATGCCTGTGTAACTGTAATTTCTCAGTTGGAATAATTCTTGCAGTAAATGATATTCCAGATGAAGCACAATATAAGGCTTTAGATATACTAATATGCCGCAGCAAAGATAGGTATAAGCTTTACAGGAATATCATAGGTAGTGATTTTACACCCTGGGAAGCAGGTATGAAGGTTATAGTTTTAGCGTATAATGACTTTCTATACGACTGTTGTCAACAAAACTTCAATGCTACAGGCTGTAAGCCTATTATAATGCCAGAAGACGAAAACCATCTTCCACACACTGAAGATTGGCGGACTACATACCGGGTTATGCCTTTCTGCGGCCTCGGAATACCAAAATGGGTGCGCATACCATGAGTATTGTTTGCGGAGAATTTAGTCATAAGTTACTAGAGATGCCGAGTCTGCGGTCTTTTAACAACGCTAAAGTTTCTGAGGCTACTATAGTAAACATAAATAGAATTTCAGGACTAGCAGATATAACTTTAATTAATCCGTGTGATGGCATTCTTATTGAAAATATTCCCTTCTTTTACCATTGTCAGTTTTCTAGTGGGTCAGATGAAGCCCTTAAATTTGGGCACACTGCATTCTCTGACGGAGACACTGTAATAGTTCTCACGATCCCAGCAACTCAGGAAACTCCTGCAGCAACATATATAGTTGGGCATTCTAATATCTACAATATCCGAGTGTGCAACCCTGAACGAATCGTAATCAGAGTGGATATTGTCGCAGATGACTTTGAACTCGATGCATCTGTGTTAGTTATATATGACCCAGGTGCACAAGACATATTTAACCTTGACGACGGGTCGCATTACGAGGGAATCTCTAATCCGGAAACGTTCGTGTACCCTACGTTCCCTCTGGTCACAAAAGGTGTAGGTGCAGATACTGATATTAATACTTGGCTAACTTTAAATTTTGCTACGACTTCATTAGCATGCGTTCCCGGCTCATGGCCTACAGGAGCAGTTGATGCGTCTCAGCATGAATTCTGGCCATGGAGTGAAAGCGTAGTAGATATACCTGCAGTACAATGGAGTTCTACTCCATTAGACGCAGGAAATATAGTCGTAGATACGAGTGGCGATCGTATATGGAACACAGTTACTACACTAAGTGAATATGTTCCAGAGAGTACGCCGTGGCTTGAGCCCCCGTACAGGTATGTTTTACTTCATGGTAGCCCTGTAGGTGGCACAGCAGTAGTAGATAATGCTCCTGCAGACCCTAGCTGGCCTGCGATACGAAGTTATACATACACTGGTGAAGTAACCTACGAGCCGTCAAATGTTTTGCCTCGCGCTGATGGACGAACATACGATGAGTACCTAAGAACTTACACAAGATCAGATAGCTTCGCGCATACTGGTGTACATGTATGGTGCAGTATGCGAACTGACTGGGATTATTTAAATAATGTCTGGAAAGATTGGGAACTGTGGAATCCACTTTATGTAATGATAGCTGGTATAGCTGGCGTTAGCAATCCTGACGCGGGTACATTTCCTGTCGAATATGTAGCTGGGGTTGGCTGGGGAGCGTACTGTTCTGCTACATGGTTTTATGCGCCTACTAGTGTTGGTGAAATACACGCGATACATCCAGACCTTTTGGAAACCACGTATAATAAGGTCAAAGAAGACGTTTGCCCGTATCATTATGGAACAGTAGACTTTTTCTTAGTAGACGAGCCTTCTGTGGTTGATGGAGTCTTTAACGTTAGGTACATAGATCGCATAGAATCAAATTACTATTCTCCTGGCCAAATTCATACAGGATTTGAGATAGTAAATGGAGAGTTTTATCTGACATATGATCTTGAAGACGCAGAGTCTTCATATGATGTCGTAGCTAGGCACTATTTAACACCACCTTGGTCAGACACACATCAGTGTTATTTTTCGGTCGGTGAGCATAGGCAAGAGCATATTAAAGAGCGCTCTACCGCAGACACTACAGGTGCATTTTATACTAAAGATATATCTTTCGATGGGTACTATAAAAAATTAACACTTCGAAGTTGTGCTTTGTGGATAGGTGAGCAACAGGCATACGGTACTGTAGCCGGGTTACATTTCACAAATACTCGTCATACACACTGGGACGGAGTATCGTACGCTACTCGTACTCAAACTTCTGATGTGATAAGCCTTGATACGTACATATCAGGAGCTGCATCTGCAATCGCAGATTATGCTGACGCTGGTCTTACAGTTCCATCAGGAGTTCGCTTTTCTCACTTTCAAGAGTCAACAGCCTTTAATAGTGCTGTACAAGTCGCGATTCAAGCGGCTGCGTCTTACGTTGCTGATAATGCTCCAATGCAGTATGTAGAAAGTGACTATAATGCTTTTTTTGAAAATCTTGCGATGAATCTCGTTATCTACGGGGTAAAGAAAATAATAGCATAGGAGACTTGTAATGTCAGCAGGCTCAATTGTTACAGTCGAAGCAGATGTAATCGACGAACTAGCGGCAGGTATGGCTGGCGGGACTAATATCCTGCTGGAAAAATTTACACAAGTATTTGATTTAGTAGACACAACATCAGCAGCATTTACAACTGCTATGACTGAGTTAGACGCTGCTGCGCTAGCGTTAGCACTGCCTGTAGACTTTGGTGACGTCGTAGATGTAGCGTTCGACGCTATATCTGAGTTTTCTATAGGCACAGCACCAGCTATGTCGTCTATTACATTACCAGGGTACGATACTATTGTTTTTCCTACTGCGCCTGCATACCCTGAAGGGTCACCGGATCCTACGTATCAAAACGTACCTACCATTGATTTACTTTATACTGAACCTGAATTTCCTGCAAGTGTTAATCCTGCTTTAGGATACACTGATGCAGTCTACGATGAAACTACTTGGACTGTTTTGTTTGAAAAGGTTAACGCAGCATTAGCCACCCCAGGGTCTGGCCTCGGCGCTTCTATTGAGGACGGAATATGGACTCGCGATTTAGCTCGAGCTCAAACTGAAATAGATAAGGCGTACTTAAGGGCCACTGATGAAATAGCGTCTAGGTCCCTTCCTTTTCCAGCACCCGCGCTCAGAGCCTTGGAACAAGAAATGAGCGCTGAAATCCTAAGGGTAAACAGCGACAAGTCATTTACTATAGCGGCTGAACAAGCAAAACTCGCTCTGCAGAATACTCAGTTCTATGTTTCACAAAGTGCGTCTCTGGAATCAGTTGCTAGAAAGTTTTTCATTGACTTCCAGCTTCTTACACTAGACGCACGTAAAGCTGCAGCTAACCTCGTAATGCAGAACTACACAACAGCTATAAATGGCTATACTGCACACTGGCAAGGCATTTCTACAAAACTTGAAGCGGAAATGAAAAAAGTCGACTCAGTGATAAATCAAAATAAGATGATCACTGAGGCCTTTACAGCTATGTTTAACGTTAAACTAGCTGAAGTTGACATGGTAAGTAAGGTTCGAGAAGGCATGCTAGAGGGCCTCAAGACCGACGCTGATGTGTATAAGTCTCGAGTTCAAGCGGCTGCTGCTTGGTATGACGCTCTCTCAGCTAAGCAGCAGGCTGAGGTCAAGAAGGGTGAGTTGCTTTTGAACCAGGCTCTTGGTAAGCTTAACGCTCAGATAGCGGGTTTAGGGTCTCTCAATAGCCTGAAGGAAAGAATTCTAGAGACTAAGGCTCAGGTGCTAGCTCAAGTATTAGCGTCTTCACTTAATGCTGTAAATACCTCAGTTTCTCATAGCACAAGTGCATCTGAAAGCAGACAGGAAGCTTGGAGCCATAGTGAGTCTCTTAGTGAGTCTCATACCACTGAACACGATCCTGCGGCATAATCTATGTATACACATCACACTAACTTAAACGTTGGCGAGCTCGGTAGTAAGGCCACTACACAAATAGACGGCTTTAATATTAACTCAGCATGCAAGTTCAATGGTAGAATTTTATTAAATACCGGTGACGCTATATGCACTCCAGGAGGTACAAAGTTTATTTCGACGGATATCAACTGCGAATTCACTACCTTTGTAAATGCTCTTGGAGCTATTGGGCATAAGCGACTTCGGTACTTATACTTCGGGGTAGATACTACAGGGCCTTTAAGCATAACAGTGTTTATAGACGGCGACCAAGCGCAGGTACTTACGGTCACTCCTGTAAAAACTGGTAGACAGTTTATACGAGTAAAAGCTGGCCGAGGATCACGAGGTAGTTTTATTCATGTTAAGGTAGAAAACACAGGGGGCTGCTGGTTTGCGCTAGACCAGGTCCAGGTTCTTCCACAATATTTGCCTAATAGCAGGGCATAAGGAGACAGTATGGCAATCACTCCAGCACAGATTCTTAATAAGTACATGAAGAAACCTGATGACTACTTGTCCAACCCGCGTAGTATGTCTAAAACATCGATTGTCCCAGAGCAAGTCATAGCATCTGGTCGAGCTCAAGATAGGGCTGCCAATGCAGCAAAGTTTGGAGACTCTGGAAGACTAGTGGCCTCGAATATACCAATGCGGTCACCCTCAGTAGCAGGGTCCGGCGTGCTACGAGTCGGTAATACGCAGCTTAACGTGAACCCCGACAATACTATAACATCTCAGACCCTTTCTGGTCAACCGGTAACTGTTGCTCAAGGTATTCAACGAAGTACTCCTGGCCGGCGACAACCAATAGTAACTCCAGCAGGCACTCGTATTCGTACAGACTCTGCGGGCCGCGTGAGTGCCAGACAGAAAGTCGGGAACATGGACGTCACTTTTGCCAACGACACTGATAACGCTGCGCGAATGCGATTTATGGAAGACCCTGTAGACCCAATTGCTCAGGATATTCAGTATCAAAAACGTGTGCAAGCGGAACAAGACCGAATAAATGCGCAACCAGTACAAACAACACGAACAATAGGAATAGATGACGGGCCGGACCTTATAACCCAAGTTACTCATCCAGGCATGGGCTGGCATCAACGTACAGCTCTCAATCAAAAGATACTTGAAAACTACCAAGCGTCTAAGTCTAATATAGCCGCTGCAGAGCGTGAAGCAATGACACAGTCTGGCGCTAATACGCGAGCAGGTCTTGAGGCCCAAGTTAATCGTGAGAAAAACGCGGTCGACGCTATGACCGCGCAAAGTACCCAAGGTCTTACTGCTGCACAGACGAAACAGTACGAGATTGAAAATAGAGTTAAAGAGCAAGAAGCAATTCAGGCTGAAACTATATCGGCTTTACAAGACCAAGCTATAAATGGTACACCTGACGAACAAGCAAAGGCTAATGCTAAGCTTAAAGCTATTGGCGCAGTTAAAGGGTTACAACCTCGCCGGCAAGTCGTGCCTGGAGGAGTGATTAATCAAGTGGACCCTGTGACAGGTCGAATTATATCTGTCCAGGCGCCCACTACAATTGTAGACCCTGACAGTGGTACTTATAGGGAAGTTCAACCAGAAACTCCACCAAGTGTAACGCAAGAGGAAGCTTTAGCGAGCCTCGCGAAATATAAAGGCACACCACGAGAAGCAGAAGCCCGTGCTGCGTTTATTAGAAAACATGGACCAATTCCTGAGGGATACTGATGACAAAACCTTATGACTTGCTTGACGAAGAGACAACTTCTGTAAACAAACCTTATGATCTTCTGGAAGGCTCAGACGCTGAACAAGCGCCGGCTACGACTGAAAAGTCTAAGGGTAGAACTATTATTGGAACTGTTAAAGATGCTTTAGTAACAGGGGCTAAAGCTGGGATAGGCGCTGGTGAAGCGGTCCTTGGTGTAGCTAACTACGCAGGCTTTGGTATCCCTGGCGCAGTAGCAGACAAGCTCGGTTACGATCCTGCAGTAGCACGTAAAACAGTTTCACAATTTTATTCTGACGAACAGAAGGCCGCTAATGCAGCTGTTGAGAACGCGGACGGGTTTGTTGATACTATTAAAGGATACGCACAAAATCCTTCTAAGATCGTTACTGATGTCGCTGAGCAGATTCCACAGATCGCTCTTGGCGGTGGTATAGGTCGACAGGTACTTAAAACAGGTGCTAAGTTACTACCTAAAGTAGCTGCTAAGATACCAGAAAAATTTGCTCCATTAGTAGCTGGTGCGACTGGTGAGGGTATTATAACAGCAGGTGCTAATGCCGAGCAAAATAGGCAAGCTACTTCGGGCAAAGAGTTCACAGTTAAAAACGCTGCATTATCCGCTGCATCAGGTGGACTGACTGGGTTACTAGCTCTTGCAGGTGGCCGGTTAGCTAATAAACTTGGTGTCGAGGACGTAGACACTCTGTTTGCAAAAGGCTTCAAGAGTATTCCAGATGACATTAAAAAGCATGGACTAACTGCAGTAGTTAAGCGCTTGGCACTTGGCGGCGTCACAGAGGGTGTATTTGAAGAGCTACCACAGGGTGCTCAAGAACAGGTATTCCAAAATGCAGTACTTGACAAGCCCCTTCTTCAAGATGTAGGTACTGCTACAGCTCAAGGCCTTGTGCTCGGTACTGCAATGGGCACTGGTGCACAGTTACTTCCAAAAAATAATAAGAAGGATCCAGCTGAAGTATTAGCTGAAGCGTCACTTCAGAAAATTCAGGAAGCTAAGTTAACGCCAACCGCGCTTGTAGCTCTTAGAGAGTCGCCTACTGCACTTCAGCGCATGGGCTTAACGTCTGACCATATCAATTCTATTCTGGCCAAGCATGATAGTAGCTCTGTGGAAATTGCCAACTTCGAAGCACTAATTAACAGTGCCCCGAACAAAGCCATCAAAGAAGGTATATTAGCGTCACAGCGCGGTATAGCGTACGCCGCTTTACTCGCGGCTGAAAAAGCCCGCAAGGCTGCTGCAGCTGATGCGAACAAAATGCCCTACAAAGACGCAGTAGACTATGCTAGCACTAGAATCAATGAGCTTGACCAGAAGGTAACATTAACTCCTGAAGAGGTTACGGAGTTCACTGCACTTAAGCAAGCTGGAACTAGCCCGGCTAAACTGCAAGCAGCGCTCAGCAGAACTATAACCGAGATACCCAAAGACGTCCAAGACGCTAATGAAGTCGCGCTGTCCTCATTGCTTTCGACCGTTGCACCTCGAATCGCCGAGCTTAAGGCGCTGGAGAAAAGTGCCAAGATAACACCCACACAGAAAAAAGAACTTACGTCACTACAGAAGGCTAACGGCAAGAAAACAGCGCTAGCCAAACATTTTGCTACTACACTCGGTAAAACTGTTCGAGACGATACCCGAGCACCTGCTGTAGTAGACCCTGTGTTAGCAGAGGCCAGCGTCGCAGATCCACAGGAAGCAGCCCTTGTACAGCCAATTCCTCAGGAAGAGGAAGTAACATTCTCTCTGGCCGAGGAACAGGCTCCTGCCGTCGAGGTCCCCTCAATTGAAGCTCCTGCTGCAGTCGAGGTCCCCGCAGTTGAAGCTCCTGCTGCAGTCGAGGTTCCTGCTGCAGCCGAGGTTCCTGCTGCAGCCGAGGTTCCTGCTGCTGAGGCTCCTGCTGCTGTTGAGGTTCCTGCTGCTGAGGCTCCTGCTGCTGTTGAGGTTCCTGCTGCAGTTGAGGCTCCTGCACTCAAAGCTGCTAAAGAGAAAGTGAAAAAGAACGCAGCTAAAAAACTAGTTAAACCCGTGGTTAAGCGTGAAGAAAAAACAAAAGAAGAAAAAAGTCCTAAGCAAGAAACAGCTGTTGCAGTTGCTAAGCGTAAAGTTGCCACTAATGCAAAAGCTAAGACAGCGGTAGGCCCAGCTGTAGAAGCAAAGAAGAAAGTTACGAAGAAGATTACTAAGAGTCAAGAAGATGTAAAGACTGAAGAAGCAGTCAAAGAAGCACCTGTGACACCAGTTAAACTAACAGCTGATGAGAAAGCAGAACGCGCCGCCATCAGTACAAAAGAAAAAGCACGAGCTGCGCTAGCTAAGCAGAACGAGAAAACTGCAGCTAAAGCAAAAGAGCGCGCCGAGCTCCAAGAGCGCTTATCTCCCGACGAATACGTAGAGTACCTCTCTCTGGTCGATAAAATTAAGGTTCTTTCCAAAGATATCACTAGCGCTGCTGGCAAAGGCGATAACGTAACGGCTAAAGTTGGAGAAGAGCTACGATCGAAAGCACAAGCTCGTGTATTAGCTCTAAAAAGTGTACAATCATCCGACACGAGCTCGAAAAAGGAAACGAGTAGTGATACTAAGGCCTCTTCGAAAACTGAATCTAAATCAAATGTACAAGTTGAGAAAGGGCAGCCTATTCTTAAATCAGCTGGGCTAGAGGGTACAAGGCCTGCAGGGATAGCGCGGCAAGATGTAGTTCAAGAAATTAATCGCTTACTAGGTGTCTCTGAAAACCCGTCTTTTATAGCAGTTCATAGTACACTGAAAAGCCTTCCAAAGGATTTACGTACTGTTTTACAAAATAACATAGTGCAGGAACCTCAAGGTTTATACTGGGATAGACGATTTCATATAATTTCTAGCTCGTTAGATTCATTAAATGACGTACTGGAACTCCTTGTGCACGAGGGTGGTCATTTCCTGCGGCGTAATGATCCTAAGTTTATGGCTGAGTACTCTATTTTACTTGACCAATTTTATGCTTTAACATTAGGAACTGGGTCAAATGCTGATGCTATTTTAGCTCGTGAGTCTTTTGAAAAAGCTTTAGCTGAAACTAAAGACTACCCAGAAGACCTGCAAGTAGAAGAAGCCTTCATGTATTTTCTAGGTAAATCTACTGAGTCTAAGTCCTCGTTACTCCAGAATGTAATCAGCCTAGTAAAAACTTGGCTATACAATACTTTTAATCTTACACCTACGCAACTCAACATGTCAGGCAGAGATTTAGTTAATCTGCTTAGACAGGACTTGAACCGAGTTACAAAAGCGTATGACGGCATACAGCAGGGGTTATTAAATATTACTGAGAATCCGTTAGTTAATGAGTCCCAGGTATCAGCTAAAAATAACTGGTTTGAAAATGCTGACGGCCTTTGGACTAATACAAATGAGCCTATAAATACTGAAGGAATTATACCTTTAGCGGCAGTTCGTGGTTCGAACAATCTTTCTAAACAAGATAAAGAAGCTCTTAAGGTCATGGAAAGAATCTATGATCGTAAAAGCGCAGATTTAGACGTGGCCATCCAGGAATCCGTCGATGACTTAATTGCTACAACGTCAAATCCAGTCAGTCGTAAGTTCTACGAGCTTACCAAGCGTATGACCGGTAGCTTTAAACGTGATAAGTTTAATCAGACTTCAAATCTATTTGACAGGTATATTAGTTCACCTGAGTTTTATTTCTGGAAGTCAAAAGCAACACGGCGTATTCTTCAGGCTGCCATTGACGACTCAGATGTGCGGTACGTAGCCCAGAAGCGCGTACTTGGTGACTTCCTGGATAAAGCAAACCTGCTTCTCAAGAAGTACCCCAAGATGTACGAGTTTGCCAACAAATACTTGATTGACACTGACGCAACAGGAATTAGTTTTAAAATCCGGCAGGTCGCTAATACCTGGGAAATCAAAGACCGTAAAGGCAAAGTACTGAAAACTTTTGACATAACTGCAGAAGCTGAAGCGCAAGACTTTCTTATAGAGGCCGAGCAGGACTGGCTAGCTTCTCGGTTAGTAGACCCTAAGATCAGGGACCTGATCAAGGATGCACGGCTTCTTACTAACAGAGCTTTCGATATCCTTATAGAAGATATGCGCAAGCAGATAACTCGTGCAGCTGATAACGGAGTACCAGAGCCTACTTCTATGTTTGTGGATGACGATGGAAAGTCTATAGAAGTTTCGTTATCAGAGCTCATTGCAAACATGGGTGATCTTCGCGGCAGCTACTTTCCTCGTGAACGTGTAGCTCGTGAATTCCATCTCATTGCTGAGCAAGACGGCCTACCTAGCATTCTTGAGACATACAAGTGGCATCTCGTTGAAAATGAACTTGGTAATAACCGCGTTCAGAAGATGAAGAGGACCTTTAATAACCTAGCTCCTGCTGGACGTCGTATGGCAGAACTCAAGAAGCTCGGCTATAAGGATATCGTTATTAAGCCTGTAGGAACGCCTGCTAACACGATCTTTAACCTTCCAGGTACTCTTGCAGCGCTAGATGGTATCTTTAGTGTAGCTACGGAGAAAATGAACGCTGAGGCTATGGAAGATGGTGATAAGCAATGGCTTGGAACTGTAGACAAAGCACTGGCACTTCGTATCGCAGACATCTACCGGGCTAAGGGTAACTTTAGTTCACGTATAGCTCGGTCTAATAACCACTGGGAAGGGTATGAGTCAGATATGATTCGCGCTCTTACTGGATACGCGTCTCGGCTGGCTACAGGTGTGGCTAAACGAACAACAGCTCGTAAGATGATCGAAGCTATTACTGGTCGAACTATTTCTTGGAAAGCATACCAAGCTGCTAATCCGACCGCGACATACTCTCAATACCTGAACCATGTTAAAGAGGAACGCTTAAGTCCTACTCAGCAGAAAAATCTATATGAAGACGCTGTTCAGTACATAGAATTTTTCTTAACGCCAGATGACGCTATGGGGCACCTTATCGGGTATCTCAAGGCTATTACAGTTCTTAAGTACCTTGGCTTCCGTGTTGGCTCTGCAGCAATTAACGCCACAACTATGATGATCTCAGTACCTGCTACCATAGCAGCTCATACAGGCGTTAGTTTGTCTAAAGTGTTCGGTCATATAGCGTCCGCTACAAAGTCGTACACTACGTATAAGCGTAATCAACTTATAAACCGTGGCTATAAGTTCCTAGGTAGTCTCAGCCAAGTCGACCCTAATGATAATGACATCTTGAACGATATCTACATGAACGGCTGGGCTGAAGCTCAGTTTAACCATGACGCCGCGCAAGCTATGGCTGGTAGAGTTGGTGAGGCTATGAACGCTGTTATGGCTAAAGCTATGTACATGTTTGGCGCCGTTGAAGAAGCCAACCGAGCTATTACCATTCTGGCCACATATAAAGCGTTATCCAAAAACGGTTTAACTCGTGCAGGTAAGCCGACGATCATGAACTTGCCCACAGGCACAAAGCTTGCATTAGCTAAGCACGCTTCAGACCGCGCGCATGGGATCTACGGCAAGGCTGCTAAACCCTGGCTTGTACAGAAGTACAGATTCCTTGACGCAGCTTACACGTTCCAGAAGTACCAGCACTCATATCACTTAAATATGCTGGAGCTTGTAGGGAAGTATAAGTCTCCTAAAGCTTCCGCATTCCTGGCTCTTATGCCACAGATAGTCGCAGGTACATCAGTAACCTCGACACTAGCTTTAGCTATAGCAAGAGTCATTGGTGTAGACGATCCAGAAGAAGACTACGTATCTTGGCTGAAACAGTTCCTCGGTGATAGTAGCATCGCGGAAGACTTTGCGCGTCATGGGTTTATTGGTGCTGCTTTAGGTGTAAACCTTAAAGGCTCATTAGAAGTGAAAGTACCGTTTCCATCCACGCTCGGTGAGTTATTTGGGGCTCCGCAGGCTATGATCACTGACATATACGAAGGCACAAACTTACTTCTCTCTGGCCAGGGAAGAAAGGGGCTTGAGCAGATACTGCCCACGGCTATTGCAGGTCCTTTGAAAGGATATAGGGAGTACACTGAAGGTGTTACGAAAAGCAACTACAGCCCTGTATTTGATAAAGGACAAGTCGTTAGGTCTACCGCTGTTGACTTCGCTAAGAGGGCTCTCAGCTTTAATCCGACTAAGGTTTCTACGATTCGTAACACAGCATGGAAGGCTGATGAAGTGCGCCGTAAATACACGGCTTTACGCGGAGATATTTCTACAACTTACAATCGCTTAATAGTACAGCGACGAGATGGAAATGATCCCGAGTGGGCTGAATTCTGGAAATCGGTTCACGCGTACAATAAGCGCGCTAGTTCAGCCAAGCCGGAGTACCAGATTCCATATGTAGACTATGCTTGGCTGTCTGACCAGCAAAATAGAAACTTCAAGCCTAATAAGTACCAGAAGTAGTTGGAAAAGGTATAAAATTTATAAGAAAGAGTGTACTTTTTCGTCAAACCTTTGTATAATAACACTTAGTGGTGTAGAGCATCCACACTTAGTTAAGGAGCGTATATGCAGCCAGCAGAGTACAATATAACGATACCACGTGGTGGCACTTTTGATCTTCCTATATCGTTATCTGACGATGACGGCCTTGTAGATTTTTCTATTGTATACACTGGAGCACGTATGCAGGTGCGTGACGACATTCTCCACGTGCCTGAGACTACTGTTGAGGCAGCCTTACTAGACCTGACAACAGAAAATGGAGGGCTAGAGATATCTGGTACTACGCTTTATATTCATCTTACCGCGGCAGAAACTGCAGCGCTTACTTTCGTTAGTGGTAAGTACGATATAGAGTTAGTTAATGACGCCGGCACTGACGACGTAGTCGATAAGCTGTTGTATGGTAAGGTCACTGTAACTGGAGAAGTTACCGTAGAGGTCACCCCATAATGGCTAGCACTGTTCACATCATAGAGGATCAAAACACTGTTCATGCAGTAGATACTCAAAATGCAGTTCTTTTAACTCAGCCTATACAGACTGTATCAGTAGTTGTCGGTGGAGCTAGAGGAATAGCGGGTAGTGCTGCAAACGCCTTGGATTTTTCTAACTCTAATGGGGTGACCTTCGGTAAGTCAGGTTTATGTGTTACAGCGTCAGTTAAAACTGACTACCTCACGACTGCAGCGCTGAGTAACCACAGCCACTCGCAGTTCCTTACAACTGCTGCGCAGAGCGATCATACCCATACTCTTGCTAACTACCTCACGACTGCAGCGCTGAGTAACCACAGTCACTCGCAGTACTTAACAACTGCTGCGCAGAGTGATCATACCCACACTCTTGCTAACTACCTTACAACTGCAGCGTTAAGCAACCATGCGCATTCGCAGTACTTAACTACTGCTGCAGTAAGTAATCATGCGCATTCGCAGTTTTTAACAACTGCGGCTCAAAGTGTTCATACGCACTCGCAATACCTCACTACTGCAGCTATAAGTGACCACAGTCACACATACACACAGTACCTCACTACAGCGGCTCAAAGCAGTCATACGCATGCACAGTACCTTACGACTGCAGCGTTAAGTAGCCATGCGCACACGCAGTACCTTACTACAGCTGCGCTAAGTACCCATACGCATACACAGTTTTTAACTACAGCAGCACTCTCTGGTCATAGCCATGGTAACCCATCGCTTGCGTTAACTAATGTGTCTGGTACAACAGCGTCTAACAGCGCAGGCCTTACTATTTCGCTCTCTGCTAACCCAGCTACTGTTTTTTCTAACTCTAACAACATAAGCTTTGGCCTCAGCGGATCCACGATAACTGCATCAGCTTCAATCGTAGGACAGACTGTTCAGACTCAGAACTCTGTGCAAGTACTCGGAAGCTCTGGAAATATAAGTCTTGTAAATAGCAACGGAATAACTTTTGGAGGGTCTGGGTCCTCAATAACTGCTAGCCACAACGGATTAACCACCGCAGCTCAAAGTGCGCATAGTCATGGCAATCCGTCACTACAGCTGACTAACCTTAGTGGGTCCACTGCAAGTGCGAGCGATGGACTGACATTTTCTTTATCTGGCCATGGAATTCAAGGTTTCAGCGCTTCTAATTCAAGCGTATCTGGTAATACAGTTACTTTTGGTAACAGTAATGGCTTAAGCTTTTATATAACCAACGGTTCTATTGTAGGCTCATATACTGATGCAGGAGCAGGAGCAGGCATAAGCGCGGTAAGAATTTCTGCCGGCACGACTGACAGAGACGTATCCAATTTCTCCTTTGCTAATGGTAATGGCGTAAGCTTTGGAATCTCTGGGTCTACTATAACTGCTAGCGCAGCAGCAGGTGGAGCTGGCGCGGCTGATACGTATTTTTCTACTTTAAACGGGTATGCGTCTGCCACTAAGCGCCTATGCTTAGCGACTCAGTCTACTAACTCTATAGAGATGTACCCGTTTTATTTATCCAATGATCTGCACCTCAATGTACTAGAGTTGCCGATGTACATGTTTATTAACGCTAATACGAATACTGCGTCATCTTATTCATTATCAATGAGCGTACTCGCGGGCCTCTACTACCGGGACGGTGATGCGAATGACTTATCATTGTCGTCTACAGCTTTATTTTCTATAGCAGCGCATATGACTGGGCCTGCCGCGTCGTATACGTATATCTCGTCAGCCAATTCAACTAGCCTTGAGACTGCAGTCGAACTGTTTACGAATGCATCTGAACAAAGGAGCTATGTAGGTGAGTACTTAGGACGGCAAGCGTTATTTCACTTTGGACAAATGTCGCTAACACGCGGTCAGTATTGGTTAGGCGCGCTAGGCTTAGCAGCCTCATCAGCACTTTCATATGGGTTCTATCTGTACATGCTTGGTCACACTAACGCAAACCTTTCACTCATGGGAGCATTTGGCTTACATAACACTGAGTCATCGGGCCAGTTACAGCATCCAAGTAGCCAAGTCGGCTTAGGTATAGTTTCACAAACTGATACGGCAGAGCTGCCAGGATTTGGTGGAACAAACTTACCTAGTGCGCTACCATTAGAGCTTATCAACCGCAATCACAACTTTTATCCTATGTTCACGTTTAGATCGCTTACCAACTAAAAGGACCACATTTCATGAAGGAACAGTTTGTATCGCTTGACGGGGGCCGACATAATACTGACGTAGAGGCGAGTGGCCAGAGGATATTACAGGGCGGAAGCTGGAAGAAACAACGCATCGTCGTTATAATTCCGGCGGGTGCTCAGATGCCTACAAAAGCAGCTATGGCTTTGTGGGCTTTAGCATTTCCACCCAATCAAGGCGTGTACCGTATCGCCGCGCTGGGTATGGAAGTAGGCCAGGCGTACTCAGACACTATATCTGGAATACTCGCAAATCCTGAGCTCAGCCAATGGGAGTACATTCTTACAGTAGAGCACGATAATATACCGCCTTGGAATGGCGTACCTATGCTTGTAGAGACTATGGAACAGCACCCAGAGTACTCGTGCGTAGGAGGACTCTACTGGACTAAGGGTGAAGGCGGTGTGCCCCAGATATGGGGAGACCCTAAAGACCCAAGTATTAACTTTAGACCTCAAGTTCCTATCCCTGGTCAAGTTCAAGAGTGCTGCGGCACTGGCATGGGCTTTAACCTGTGGCGCCTTCAGATGTTCAAAGACGATCGTCTACGGAAACCATGGTTCAAGACTTTGAATGGGTCAGAAGGACTCGGTGTCGGCACGCAGGACTTGTACTTCTGGGGCGACGCACGAAAATACGGGTACAGATGCGCGATCGATAACCGTGTGCTAGTAGGCCACTATGACGTGGTTAATGATATAATCTGGTAGACTTAAAAGTCTGGGGAGACAAAATGTTAAAGCTCGATTTAGGTTGCGGAAAAAATGTAATAAAGTCGCAGGACGAGTTTCCGTTTGTTGGCGTGGACTGCATATCATTTGAAGGGGTATCAGTGGTACACGACCTACGAAACACTCCGTGGCCATGGAATGACGGTGAAGTAGATGAGGTCTTCAGCTCACATTTTGTAGAGCACCTCACCGGGACTGAGCGAATTGCGTTCTTCAACGAGCTATACAGGGTGCTTAAAGTCGGCGGCAAAGCCCTGATTATTACGCCCGACTGGAGCAATGCGTGCGCGTACGGCGACCCTACGCACCAGTGGCCACCTATGAGCTCTTGGTACGCTTTGTACCTCAATAAGGCATGGAGAGACGTTAACGCGCCTCACGTAGGCTACACGTGTGACTTTGACTGGATGCATGGTGTCTCCTGGGAAGAGTGGCTCATGACCAGGAGTGATGAGAGCAAACCTTTCGCGTTGCAGCATTATATTAATACCGTGAGAGATATCCACGTGACTCTATCTAAACGAGGGACCATATGAACCAGAGAAACATGAAGTTCGCAGGCCCTCTTTGCTGGATCCTTCTCATTATAATTGGCATTCTGTGGTTTGGGATAGCTAACTCCGCAGACTTAGAGACTTGCATACAAAGGTGTAAAGACGCAAGCAATCCGTCTACGTCGTCTGTGTTTCCTGATAAAGCTATATGGGAAGAGACTACGACAGAAGGTAAAGGCGAATACCAAGGTACTGCAGCAGTTGTATTTCCTTCCTCTTGGTCAAGTAAAATTACGACGGTGATGCTTGATGATGAAGTAGCGGCTCTTGGTACGCCCTGGAAAAACAACCCAGTATACAGGTTTAAGAAAATAGGGTCTAAGTATTCATCTCCAATCACCATCTATATTAACACTGCGTCAAAAGTATATACGTTCCAACCTACTGTTAGTACCCCAGCTGGTGCGTACATCAACAAAGGCAAGTTTAAATTGTCTGTGGCTACAGACGGTACTCGATCTCTGCGAACTACTGAAACTGGGTCATACTTCGGAAAGTCGTTAAAGTTTGTATACGACAGCGGTTACACATTTTTAGTTCCAGACTCTTCGAAGCGTTTTGAAGAAGGCAACCGCCAAACCATCTACCGGCATGGAGGAACTGGCCCAATAGAGTCTAAAAATAATAACACTAGCCATGGTGGTATGGGTATATGGACTCTAAAAGCGAAAGGTAGCTCATACGTAACAATCTACGCATCGAATTAGGAGACAGCATGCTTAAAGCGCTTATGATTCTAGTAACAATTTTATTAGCTGGGTGTAGTATGAGAGTTACTCTTGTCCAGTTCGATATGGAGACTGACGAGAATGGAACTAGTACCCTGAGAATCCAGGCCAATGGGTCAACTCTTACAGATACTACTGAGCAAACTACCGACGGAAAAGTGTCTGCGATGCTTGATAAACTTCTCGGCACCGATACCCCTGTAAGTGCCGCAGCTGATGCGTTAGATACCTTGACAGGAACCCCTAATATATGAACCTCCTCGAGCTTGCAACAGGTGATAAAAGTTCTGAGTACCGTATTACGCTACTCATTGTTTGTATTCTTGGTTGTCAAGCTCTAGGCATTGATATATTAGTACTACTGCAAATAGTGTTACCATACGTTTTGTCAGGAAGTGACCTAATAAAATACGAAGAGGTCATCAGGCTCCTGGGTACTGCGAAAACACAACAGAATACAGCGGCTACTTGGGCCCTAGCAATTATAGGAGTAGGGTATCCCGCAGCTAGGGTGTACGTAAAGTCGTTGAAAGCTAAACTTACCAAGGTGACCCAGTGATAGTGCAAATGTGGGAAGGCATGCCCCTAGAGATAACTGAGCAAGCTATAACCGGTTTTCCTTGGTCAATGCCCTATAACACTTTTCCTGATGACTGCTGCGGGGCTGGTAAAGGCATATGGGAGCGCCTTGTTCCAGACTACATAAGAATACCACATCTAATTCCATGCAGCTTGACCAGAAAAATAAAGATAAGCCCAGCGTGCTGGCTCCATGACTTAGAGTACGAAAGCGGTACTACGTGGGACGACTTTCATGCTGCTAATTCTAGGCTGTACGCAAACATAAAGACAATTATACTTAAGCACACTGAACCGGAAAGCGCGGCGCAGTACTTTGCATTACGGTCACCTGCTATATATGCACAGGCTGTTGATACTCTTGGACGAAAAATATTTTGGGCAATTAAACAAGAACAGGGGCACACGGTGCCGAGGAGCGCTGCATGGCTTTTATAGAAGATGATAACCACGTTATTGAAGCCGAGGTATATGAGCCTCGGCGTAAACGTAATCTTACAAATGAAGATATTGATGCTATCGTGGCTGCGCTTATACGTAGTCACACGGAGTCTTGTAGATTTAGCACCATCGACCCAGAAGACCTAAGTGAGGCTATTAAGTTTTACAAGAACTTCAATAAGATGGTCTCGGAAGGTAAGTCCACTATTATGAAGGCTGTCCTGATTCTTATAATTGGCGGGTTTGCTGGTATAGTCTGGCTTGGTTTCGTAACTAAGGTGCATAAATGATTAGCCATACCACTATACAGGAATGGCTAATACGCATTAATGGCGCGGAGGGTGGTTATGCCGATAGGAATATTGAAGATGACCCGGGCGGAGAAACAAAGTGGGGGATTTCTAAGCGGTCTTACCCGTATTTGGATATCAGAAACCTTACTCTTAATGATGCTGCTATTATATACCGCAGGGATTTTATTCTCCCTCTGGCTTCAAAAGACTTATCTCGCGGTGTTACTTACCAGCTGCTTGACTTTGCTGTGCATAGTGGCATTCCTAGAGCTATAAAGAGCTTGCAAGCTGAATTACGCTTGAAACCAGATGGTATAGTAGGCGATATAACGCGGGCAAAAATCTCGAGCACTTCAGACTCAGACTTGGTACAGTTGATTATTGCAGCTAGACTAGAGTTTCTTACTACCCTTCCTAACTGGCCAAGTAATAGTAGAGGGTGGTGTAGGCGAATGGCTAAAAACTTAAGGTACGGTGCGATAGACACCGAGTAAGGAGATTACAATGGCAATCACAGTAAAAATAGCAGGTACCCGAAGTGCAGTAGCTTTATCTGATGCTTCTACAGAGTTTGTAGCGATTGGTCCGTTTGTTCTCTATGGGGACGACTTCGGCGTAGGTGAGTCTGCAGTGCTTCATCGACTTGGACCTAATGGAGTTTTCAGCCCTTTGACAAACAAGGACGGACTTGTGTCTGTGTCATCTGCGCCTAACTCGGTGTATGTTGAAGCCCTCGGGACTTACAGAATCACTAAAAGTGCTACCGCTGCGCTGGCTAGCGTGGGCTATGAGGAGCAATAATGCTTACAAGAGCTCTTAAGTCAAGCATGAGTAAAGGCCTAAAGACTAGTGGTCGGTCATCTGTCTTACCGCGGGATGGATTAGTCGCGGCCTTTCTACTTAAAAATGGTATGATTGATAGTATCGGCTTATCAATCAGCGAGTTTTATGCCGCTTGCCCCGTCGCGCACCGATCAATCTATTCAGCGGATGGCTCTGCTTTTTATGATACCGCAACCATAATAACCAATATTGAGGCCAGCGCGGAACTCAACGATGGTGGTGAGCTAGTTGGTAGCGTGGCAAAAGGATATGCTCAGTATGCAGATGGGACAGAGGATAGTGTTATGTTGCGGGCATATCGTTTTTTTAATGTAGCGTATCCTGAGCCAACAATATCAGGATTCCCTTATACCCTCCCACTTACGTTTGAGGCCACAATATGAGCGATATAACATTTGCAGATAAAGTTACCGGAGATCCTACCAACGGGACGCTAACGGCTGGTAACGTCAATGAGATAAAAACTGCTGTAAACAGCAAAAACAATAAACCGGCAGAGGGTGCTTTTGTTGATGGAGACAAAACCAAACTTAACGGCATCGAAGTCGGGGCCGATGTAACCGACGCGGGCAATATTGGATCGACAATCAATGGAGTAGCTGCGAAGACTACTCCTGTAGATGCTGACACGATTCCGCTGACAGATTCTGCCGACTCATCATTGTTAAAGAAACTGTCATGGACGAACATCAAAGCAACCATAAAATCATACACAGACACTTTGTATGTAGCACTGACAGGAACTCAGACCATTGCAGGAAATAAAACATTCACAGGGGATATCGATCATCCTAACTCATCCAGAGCAACACTGAGCTCAATATTTCTTGTAGATGCGTATTGGGCACTCGGTACTCGGTTTGGTTCTAACGGTGTTCTGGGATGGGGTTCTACTTCAGGAGTGCCGTTATATAGTCATTCTACAGATGCTGGCATAACCAGACTAGGCGCCGGTGTATTACAAGTTAATGCGTACACCGGGAACCCGCCAACTGTGTCAGGCTATGGGTCAATGGTTGCTGGTACATTTGGTGGATCAAGGAACACCGTTGCTAACACAGCAGGTGTTGCGGTTAATTTCCAAGGTATCGGTGCGACAAGTGGAGCTACAGACAAGGCTGGAGGTGATGCTGTCATTGCCCCTGGATTATCTACAGGGTCTGGAGAAAGCGGTGTAATTATTAAAGGCTGTCAGGCTGGATCAACTGGAACAGTTGACGGAACCTTAGCCACAGTTATCCAGGTACTTGGCAATAAAATGGCCTTTAATGGTGTAACTCCAATAACAAGGCCGGTGTTTGCTACTGGCGCAAGTCACACAGTAGATGAGTTAATAACGGTACTGCAAAATCTTGGTTTAGTTTCACAATCTTAATAGGAGTATGTTATGAGTATAGCAACTGATTTGAACGCAAGAGTGTTAGCAGGGAAAGCAGCAATCGTCAAAAACTCCAATGGTGTTTTTACGTTAACTGATAAACGGTGGGACGCAATGACAGGTGCGGAAGTGGAACCTGTTGTCACACAGATTTTGCTTGCCGATCTCAACAAACAAATAACAGACATCAATGCAGAAATTGCCAACCTGACTTCTGTTAAGAAAGCAGATCTTGTAGCTTTAAGAACATATTTACAGACTCTCTGATTCATTGAATGCGAGCGCGATGTTGTTAGATTGGTTTAAAGAAGTACCTGCGGTTATTGCAGCACGTTCAGAGGTAGTCTCTCTTCTTCCTCTGTCAAAGTATATCCTTGTTCTTGATCGTGAATACGAGCTACCGCACGATAGCGATGTAATAGCAGCACTCGGCAAAGACTGGTCAAGGTATACATGCAATCGCAACGATTGTGATGATTATGCTTTCCGGGCAAAGGGTAAAGTGGCTGGAGCCAGGTGGCCGTTTGGTGTGGCGTTTATCAACGACAACCACATGATCAATATTTGGGTGAACGATAAGAAACAGGTTGTTCTGTTTGATCCTCAGATGCGGAAAAAGTTTACTAAGAAGGTTGAATTGTTTTCATCCATAATCATATAGCACAAACCCGTTGCTAATGGCGCCGACTTTGGCTGCATGATGGGCAGAGCAGGCATGAGAGTAGGAGAAGTTCTTGGTATGAAGAAAGGCGATATTGACTTCAACGCGTCTACTATATCTATAACGAGCCCTAAAAGTGGAAGGCTAGGAGAAAAGGTATATATCACAAAGAAGCTAAGCTCAAGACTTCACTTACTAGTAGAGCATCGAGATTCTTCTAAACCAATTTTTAATGTGAGTTATTCTACTATTCATAGGATGATAAGAGACGCGGGTCTAATGCTAAAAGTTAAACTAAGTCCTCATGACTTGAGACGACATGCCGCGACTCAAGCTAGCAGAAATAATATTCCATTAGAAATAGTGTCCAAGGTTATTTTGAGGCACGCTGATATAGCTGCAACTCAGGGATACCTAGGCGAGGTCGACCCTCGAGAAGCGAGTAGATGGGTTGAGCATCTAAATAGATGATAGACTATATTATAGGGCAATAACTATGGCAATAAAACCTAGAGACTATAAAAGAGAGTACGCGCTTTATCACGGCAAGCCTGAGCAAATAAAGCGCAGGGCTCAAAGAAACAAGTCCCGCAGAATATTGGCTCAACAGGGCCTAGTGCATAAAGGGGACGGCATGGACGTGCATCATAGAGACAATAATCCCTCTGACCAGAAAAGATCTAATTTAGCGGTGATCCCTAAATCTAAAAACAGGAGTATGAAATGAACCCGATCAAGACAGTTAAAGACTGGTGGAAGAACAAGGACGCTAAGCCTGCAGCAGCGCCTGAAGAGACAGGTCCTCCGCAATATACGACCGACGGAAGACGACTGCCTCTCCAGGTAAAGGACACTGGACCTCAGCTTGATGGAACACTCGACGCGGCTACCAAGTACCTTGCAAAACGAAAGAAGGATCAAGACGCTCGGCTAAAGCAAATCATGAGTGGTAAAGACTGATCATTGTTGCAGCTGCTTTTTACTAGCTTTTTCGTCTGGAGAAACACCGCGATTATACTGGTCAACGGTGTTATTATACTCAAGCACACCTTTATTGTACTTTATAGTTTGCTCGTAAACAGACCGATCGGCGAACTTTAGGTCAGCAAACTCTACAGCGTATGCCTTGAGGCGTTTCACTTCGAGTGCGACAAACAGTATCCACACGATCAGTATAATAGTAACGAGGCTGGTTAAAATTCCAGACAGTAGAATGTTTTCAGTCTCAGTGTTTTTCTTCGGATTCAAGTGCATAAAGTTTCTCCCTACAGTTAAATTATAGAACCTTTCTGAAAGCGTACATTCACTCGTTTTAGACAAACAAATAAGGCTTATATAAACGTATTAGGCCCTTTTAATTATCAGATTTTGATACGTTTATACAACTTTTTAAGCATAAATAAGGAGCTTATATGAGTAAAAACAAAGGTAAAGGCAAGCGTAAAGGCTGCTAAAGAAGTGCCTCCCCAGGCCAAACAACCGGGTGGTCCGGTGAGTTTACTCCCCTACGTCGAGTCACGTAGGGGAGGTTTTTATTTACACCGCAAGAGCATCTAACAGACGATGGATGAAATCAATATCTTCATCTATAGCTAGAAACTTATTTTCATACTCTTTAAATAATGGGGCACTAAAACAACTGCCCGGGACTGGGTCAGAGTAAGAATGCGTTTCAGACAATGAATTAGATTCCATCATAGTGGGTGAAAGTACTGGGGTAAGGCACTTTTCAACACGAGTACGTAGTATCCGTACTCGATCGACTAAGGCGTCAGCCATTAGCGTAGACCTTACGGCTTCTTTTTCCTCACTTATTGATTTTACGTCCTGCATAATAAGTCCTCCTAAGTTTTTATTGTAAAGCGTTAGCCAGAAGCTTAGCTAACTCACGTTGAGTTTCAGTAGGAGTTAGCCAGGGGTTAATTGTAAAGGCTGGGATAGAGGTCTGTATAAAATCTCGCAACCACTCAGCTTCTTCTTGACTCAGTGTTATAACGTATTCAACCGTTTTCTCAGTATCAAGTCTCATTCAAAGCCCTCCACGCAGATCACAGTTATCCCTGCCTCTTTCGCTATTTCTAGCACGAGCTCTTGATTCCATGAGGACTCAAGGTCAACAGGAAGTGTCACGATAGTACGTATTCGGCCATACTGAATAATGTTGCCGAGGCACTGAGAGCATGGTAAGCAAGGGTACACATAAATAGTATCTCCCTGGCCATCAGACGCTATAAGCGCGTTTACTTCAGCGTGGACCATGATCAGGTTCTTGATGGCTCGGTCTTTCAGCCTTGAGTCAAGATCTGCTATTCCTTTCGGAAAGCCGTTAAACCCCACTCCGCGCACTCTACCAGCATCTACTACAACTGCACCAACCTGCTTACGCGGGTCCTTTGACCAAGTAGATACGAGCTTAGCTAGCTCAAGGTAGCGTCTGTGCCATTTGGTATTCATTTTGGTGTAAACCTCCTGTCTAAGAAATCAGATATGATGCTATTAATTCGCGAGATGATTTCTTCTCTGGTGCCGTTATAGGCTACAGCGCACAACTGTATAAGCTCATCCTGAAGGCCTTTATACAGCTCAGCTATAAGCGCTTGTTCAGCTATTTTAAAAGCTTTATTTTTATCTTCACTGCGATCTCCAGCCCATACGTCACAGTAAATAGATACCTTAAGCTGGTATAACTTCTGAAAAGTAAGGTTTCTTTCCATGAAGTCACTTTCAAAGAAATCCAAGTCAAGCTTGACAAGTGGGTCAATTCGCTGCTTCTCTGTAAGCTTTACCTCAAGGTGCCTCAATGCTTTCATTAAGTCCTCCACCCGAGTTTTAAGTCTGTCAAGAAAGTGCACGCGCTTGTGTAGTCCTTGTACCGATGCCAGTTGCCAGCACAGTTATAGACGACCCAAACTTTATCGTCCACACCCTCTCGTATTTCTTTCACCAAGCCATTTTCCCACCGAGAGTCGCCGTAATGCTTAGGTTGGTAGTGCACTTCGCTACCTACTTTCAAGTCTGTTATTTCCATAGTCTACCATAAATTAAAAGGTTATACAACATGCCTAGGGCTGCGCCTAGTATAAGACAAGCGAGCATAAACCCAAGCATAAACCCAGCACCTATACCTAAGTACAGTATACAAGTACCTGATAGGCGCATCAGCGCAGCGAACTTAGGACTTATAGACACCAAGTATATGCTTAGCATAGTAACATAAGCAATAATAAGTACCGCAATTAGCCGGTTAGCTACTCGGTCAACTAAGGTGTTGTATTGACGCTGAGTTCTCATGTTAGTCTACCCGCATCATTGCTTCGAGCTCATCGATATCTTTCTTGGTCAAGCCTTCACCAGACTCTGCTTGCCTGAGAAAGTCCATTAGCTTTGATTTCCAGTCTAAGCTACGTAAGTCCCAGTCTAAGAACAATCGCACAGCCTGCATAGGCGGAAGCCAGTACCCTTTCTTTGAGTACTTCATGCACCGGAGTGTAGACGATATTGGACAATGAATATTCTTCAGCCTCAATATTTTTCTTGACTCGTCATGCTTGAAGTCCGCGTCAACAGATGCAGTATCTGGGCTCAGCAAGCCGCAACGCACTACAGTAAAGTCGAAGTTCTCAAGTATATCCGTAAGGGTTCCTGTTGCTACGATTTTGCCCTCTTTGACAGGCTTGATAATCTGTATAACAGGAGACATATACAAGATATTCATAGGGTCATCTACCTTTTTATAGGTGACCGCCATGGTGTTCTCGTGGACAACAGTGAGGCCAAGTACCTTTTCAAGGGTATGCCTAAAACCGTTGAATGCTGTTTCATCAGGTAAATAAATATCCACGTCGCCTGCCGGAGTTATTGACTTAGCGGGTGAACACATATACCGTACATAGCCTCCACATATGAGACCGCCGAACGGTGCCAGTGTAGCGTACAAAGCTGAAATTTCAGTGAAACCCCTGTATACCCGTGAAGTAACAAACCCGTCTTGAGAAATATAAGATGGCTTTTGTTTTTCCTCAAGCTTTGTAGCCTCAGACGTGCCTTGAAAATCATTTAGTTCCATGTTTAGCTCCATGTTTAGTTTCTATTTTTGATGGTGCATCCATCTTTTCACTTTTTCACGCTTTTCGCCTCTACTCAGCTCTAAAATAAGACCACTAATATCCTGCGGAATAACAAGTAACTGTATACCACAGACAACATGGCCGAGTTCTTTTGATAATAATGCGCGGTTACTAGTTTTCTCTGGATCATCTGGATGATAATTCTCATATCCGTGTCGTAAAATCTTTCCTACCACCTGCTGCGCTTCTCCCATTTCTTCTGACAAAAATGCCAGGCGTTCGCGCTCAGCTAAAGATAAATAGGGAATGATAGAAAGATCACTTTTGCTGGGCATCATACTCTCCTGTAGTTTTCTTTAAATAGTCAAGTAACGCGTTCTGCCCTTTGAGCTTAAGCTGTAGGGCCTGAAGTACGCGTTCATCAACAGTTCCTTTTGCTACTAAGTGATGAAATATACATACACTTTTCTGGCCCTGCCTATGTAGCCTAGCATTCAACTGCAGGTAGTGCTCCAATGACCAGGGTAGTGCGTACCAAACCAAAAGGTGTGAGCCATACTGAAGATTGACACTGTGTGATAGTGAGGCTGGATGACAAAATAGGAGAGGTATATCTCCAGCGTTCCACGTGTCACATATACGTTTGAAGTCCTTGATATTAGACTTACCAACAACAGCTGGTGCGTCTGGAAACTCCTTACGCAGCATATCCAGCTCGAACTTAAACTGTATCGCGCAAAGTATCCCCTGGCCATTAGCTGCTTGTACAAGGCTCTTGAGAGCGTCTACTTTCTCAGTGTGAATAACCTCGTACTCCCGAGCCTTGCCTGAAATCTCTTCACCTGTGTATAGTCCTCCTTGAATAATCTGCCTGAGCTTGTTTGTTAGTGCCGCTGCAAATGGCGCAGTAACCGTAGTTGTCTCATTCAGCTTAAGAACCAAGTTTTTCTCAAACTCTTTTACCGTGGCTATAACTTTATCTGAAAGCTTTATCGAGACTATATTGTCAATACGCTCAGGCAACTCTAAGTAGTCTCCAGCCTCCAGCCTATACGTGATGTCAGACACGCGTCTGTGTATAGCATCTGCATGATCCTCAGACATAATTTCCCATGCGAACTTGCAGTAAGGCTTCTGCTTAAAGTACGACGTACGATACGCGGTAATATTCTTACCCAGCCGCTTACCACCATCTAGCAAGTAATACTGAGGCCACAGGTCCAATAAAAAGTTAGGAGCAGGAGTGCCACTCAGTATCATGATGCCTAGGTTACAGACGTGCCTAATATGCTTCAGGGCCTCAAAGCGTTTAGACCTATGACTCTTAACCATGGAGCCCTCATCTAGGACCATAAACCTAAACGGTAGCACCTTAGTCTTAGAGAATATGCGCTTCAGTTCGTCAAATAACCAAGCTATGCCGTCAAAGTTTATGATGTAAATATTAGCCTTTGGCTTAAACGACTTATCTAACCCGTGTAGCACGTTATATGTTAGCTCAGGAGCCCATTTTTCGATCTCATCTGGCCAAGTAGTTTTAACGGCACGAAGTGGCGCGATTACTAGTGTAGGCGCTTGCAGCCTACGAATGCACTCCAAAGCTATGCGAGTCTTACCTAAGCCCATGTCAAGAGCTTGATACGAGAATGCTTTGCTCAAAGAGAACTCAATAGCTTTCTCTTGGTACCCGTGCAGAGGTGGTACATCACTCGTAGTCATACAAGTCATCTGGGTAGTCATAGTCTTGTCCGTAATCGTAGTCAGGGTCGTCCTCCTTCACCTCTGGTTTATCGTCATCAGGAAGCGCAGTATCTAGCCGGTGTTGTCCCTCAGCAGCAGGGTCCTTAGGAAATGTCTTCATAGCCTCCTTTCTTAAAGCGTATAAACGCGTTTTCAAATAAGCCTATATAAACCTACTCGAGCTCGAAATAGATTGAAATTCGAATAGGTTATACACGTTTTCGAGTACATTTAGGCTTAGCTTTTGTCCGATCGCCAACACTTGAATCTTGGATGCCGTAACGACCCATCTGGGGTTTCTTCGTGGTATAATACTTCGGCAATTTTACTTCGGAACTCGTCTTGATGAGCCCAGATGTACGCGCGCTCAGCATCTGAGAAACCGCCGCCCACTTTAACAGCCACATTAGTGTCAAGGAGAACTACAATGCCACCCAGCGAGCCCTCATACTTACCTTGACCCTCGAAGAACCCTGTAACAGGCGCATCAACAGACTGAACGGCTTTCATCTTAAGCCAGTCAGAGGACCGCTTCATTTGGTACACGTGCTCGGGTGTTTTCAGAACAAGACCCTCATACCCGGCATTCAAAGCTTTGCTATACGTCTCATCTACTTTGGCCAGAGAGGTAGTCAGAACATGCTTTACAACTTGTACATGCTCTGATGGTACGATCTTTGCTAGCTCAATAAGCCGGTGCCTAAACGCAAAGGTTGTGTCTGGTGCATCGAAGATATGATACACGGCATTTGGGCAGTTTTCAAAGCTACGAAGAGCGCCTGATGCAGTCTGAAAGTTACTTCCAGGTATCATCAGTTCACCGTCATAAGAGCCGTACGCCGGTAGTTCATCAATAACATGCTGCACGCCTTGAATCTCGTGCCCATTCCTTGTGTACAGCCTGTTATTCTTATACCGGGCCCGTATACCGTCAAGCTTGAGGGACATATACAAGCCAGTAGGCGGCATTACACCGTCAAAGGACTTAGCAAGCATCATGCCAAAGGGAATAATCAAACCTGGTATGGCTTTGTTGATAGTGGTCACACTGATTCCAGCTCGAAGGTCCTTACGTAAAATCTTTTTCAGTAGCTCACCGTCTTCGTATGAGAGAACTGTGAACAAGTACGCCAGCCTACATTTAGCAGTGTGACCTGAGAGTGACCCTACCTGAAGGTTATATAAGTCTTTCTTGACATCGTGCCAGCACTCTTCGAGTGACATAAGGCCAGTACCGTCCCATGGAATCTTTTTGATATTGTACGTCCAAAGTGGTTCGTAAGTATGCTTAAGAAGCTCGCGTGCCATAGGGCTCGCATTCTGTAGCACTTTTATTTTAGCGTTAGTGCCGGAAGCTTTTTCAAGGGTACTGAAGTACTCTACTAAGGTCATGTAACACCTCCATTTTGTATATACTACATAAAAAGAAGTCAACCTTAGCTTTAGTGTCTAGCACTTCTACTATGAAGCCAAGGTTACGTAGATTTTTAATAACATGCTGTTGTAGCGGAGAAGGTTCTTCACCTTCCGATTTAACTTCTACAAATCGAATGATGCCATTAGGCAGCAAGCAGATTCTGTCAGGCACACCGCGATTGGACTCGGATACCCACTTTATGCAGAGACCTCCGAGGGCTCTGACTTGTTTGACAAGATACCGCTCTGTGTGCTTTTCCGATTCCATGCTTGTATCTCCATAAGTTCACGCTTTCTACGCACCGAGTTATAATGCGCGTATATTCTCTGGACAATGTAGTACCGCTTCTTTGTTTCAAGTTCAGTGTGCAGCATACTAAGGATGTGCTGCTCATCTTTGGAACTGTACAGCTCTTGTGCCACGTTAACCCAGTGGCTCATCTTGCGGGCTTGTCGATTTATCTGCTCTCTCGTCAACACTACGTCGTTCGGATTCACTTGTCACTCCTTTCATTTCGAGTACGTAAATATGATCGTTATACTCCACGAACGTTACCTCTGCTTTACCTTCTGTATACTTGTGTAATTTACCATTGCGAAGAGCTTCACGTATTTCTTCTGGCGACGCAACTCGCAAGTCAGACTTGGTAAACATACCAATACTTAGGTCATACTTATGGTTCATTTTTATACCTTGGACTTATAACTCAGAGATTTCATCCTTACTTGACGCTGGGTAGGAGATTATAGGGTGCACGTCGAATCTCATTATGACACTATACTCTTTATCAAAGTTTGAATGGTGCTCAACTACATCCCTTAGTATTGCTGATACGCCAGCTCGCTCAAGTGGGTTTAGTACTGCACTTCTCAGTCCTATCTCAAGTGAACTTATGGCATCTCGCATATCATCGACTGCGTCTTTCAATGCCCGAACGTGGTCTTTTAGTTCATCTACAGTACCAGTCATAACAAACTCCTTATTTTTTATACCTTGAACCAATCCACCCTTCTGCTTTTAATGGCAGGTCTCTAGCCCATTCAATGTCACACAAGCATTCATTGAATCGATCTAAAGTATCTGACCGTATGTCACTAATCTTGATGAGCGCGATGTCCTCGTCATGTACCGTGGCAATTTGAGTTACCTCAGGCATACGCTCTTTTACATTTAACATACCTTGAGCCATAACCTCACGAGCCGTGCCCTGAACCGCGTTCTCCGTTATGCGGCCTGGGATAAGTTTTAGTCTTCCCCACTTTTTACTGTACGGGTTGACACCCATGTGTGTTACTGTTGGTACACGGCCCATTGATTCATAGTCAGGTATGAATAAATGATGAATCTCAGGGGACATGTAGTAAATGCACTTGCCTGAAGGGAGCTTCATTGCGAGCCACTTAATGCCTTTTACCTTGGCCAAGCCGAAAGTGATGCGGTTATATGTTGTCTGTTGGCCAGAGATAACCGTACGAGCTGCGGCATTCTTAAGGCCATCCCAGAGCTGCACTACTTCAGTGTACTTGGCGCGATACGCTTTAACGGCGGCCTCGGCTTCAGCCAGCTCTATATCTAAGCCGAATTGAACTTTGGCGGTCTCTTTGAACTTGTCCTTGCCCATCTGATAGCCGCAGCCAAGGATGATAACCTTGCCCATCTGCCGTTGGGGCTTAGTAACAGCTTTGTACTCTACATGATACCTTGCGGACGCCATAGTCTTGTACTGGTCAACGCCTGCTCGAAAGTCGTTCAAAGCGTCTTCGTCATTAGCGTGCCAGTGAAGTAACCGGTTCTCAATACCTGAATAATCAGACACAAGTAAGGCATACCCTTCAGGAGCTTTTATCATGGGGCGTATTAGGCCTTTAGCAACCCAGGTGGTATCAGGTCCAAAACCATCCTCGTGATAAAAGCATTGAACATATGCCTCGGGGTCTTCAACAGAAGCGCGGGGAAGATTATGAACCTGAAAACCACGGCCCGCCCATCTACCAGGACCTGCACCATGAAAAGCCAAGTTGTCGTGTATCCAGTAGTTTCCATCATCGCCTTTACATGCGAGCCCTACGAGCTTCGTGTATTTAGCTGTAGAGGACCTACCAAGTTCCTGCCTCAAGCAAAGCACTTCTCTCACTTTTTGAGAGCACTTCACATCGTCAATAGCTGCTGCTACAGTAGCCGCGTCTAATGACTCCATAAAGTACCCGTTCTCTTCACACCAGTCACGAATCTTTTGTATTTGACCAAGGGTGGAGAATGCACCGCCGCTAAGCTTTGGTACTACTCGCAGTGCTCGTGCTATGTATGAGTCTAACTGATTCTTTATTTTAAGTATAGCCCCGTAGTCTACTGGTAAACCCACTGTGTTCATCTTGTAAGTAAGTTCCCATAATGCTTGTTCACGAGGAATAAGAACTTTACGGGGCAAAGCATTTGCAACTTGCCGCATAGCCTCTATATCTCTGAGGCAGTACATATACAAGCGCTTAAACTTTTCTGCGTTCACGCCCCAGGGAGTAGGCTGCACGCCATTCTTTTGAGGCTGACAGCATGCCCGGATTAATGCAGCGCCTTCTGGGTTCTTGGGCATGCTTATGTTCAGCGCTGCACCAGCGTCAGCTAGCGAAGCGGGCACTTGAAATGTCTGACACAAGGCCATTGTATCAACCATCTGGTCCAGTGATAGTGCAGGCCATCCAAATTGTTCATGGCCAATAAAGTTCCATATTCTGAAGTCAAACGTTGCACTGTGTGCGTACACAGGTAGTCCTGCTTCTACATATGATATTACTTCTGGGTGTAGCTCTTTATCAGGAGTATAAAGAAGCGGCTCGTCATCATCGAACGCGTAGCCCATACAAATGGTTTGTGTAGACGGGTGCTTGGCATAGTTCATACCGCCGCGAGTCTTGATGTCACATTCAGAGTAGGTTTCAAAGTCAATCCACAACTCAGAAGGCAAGTTAACCAACGATACCTGGGTCATATCTTACCCTCTCGTTTGAGCCGAAACCATACTAACACGATTGAGTTCCAAGCGATAGCAACGTCATGAGGCATACCAGACTCAGGGTCAATGTTATGCCGGCCCTCGTTCACATGCCGCCACCAGCCATCGAGATATCGTCGCTCAGCGTCCTCAACTTCCATCCACGAGCCTCTTTCATACTTACCAAAGGGCTTGTTATTCATTGAGCCAAGCTTGGCAATCTCTTTAAGAGCTGGAAGGAAATCCTCAAGAACACCGGCCATGTATTTCCCCTGGTCAAGCTTTTTAGTATCCCCTGAGTGGTTTACTTTATCCATAAATAGAGCCATTGGGTCGACCACAGTTGTAGATATAGACTCAGTGTCAGAGGTGCTTGGGTCAGACTTCATAGGGTGTGTATCGGTTAGTACACGGCCGCACGTCTTACAACTACACATAGCCGGTGGAGTGGTAAAGTCGTACGTACCTGCTAACTCGCATGACGCGCAGTAAGCGTAATAAGTTGGCATAATTCTCCTCTCTAAAAGTGTATACAAAATAGCGCAAAAAAGGGACCTGGTGCTCTAGGTCCCTTTGTGTTACAGAAAGAAAATTACATCAGCTGAGAGTCACCCTCAGCAGCAGGCTCAACAAACTCTTTGAATGCGTCCTCAGCAGACTGACGGCCATCAAGGCGCTCGCCCTCACGTACCAGCATGATATTATTCAAGCCCCAGCCTACACCGTTATTACCGCCCTGAGAGTAAGGAAAGGCGTTAATATCCGCGCGGACATAACAGCCGGCATAGATAGAGTCCCTGTCGAAGAGAGGCTTAGAGTCAGGGCCTACAACACCTGGCGCGGTTGCGGAAGAGCAGTTGACAAAGAAATGGCCGGCGTACTCTTTGGAAGTCTTTTCTCCAGACTCAAGCTCAGCGTCACCGTCTCGCAGGGGCTCGTATCTGAACTTGGGCAGCTTGCCCTTCCAGATTTTTTCTTTTCCAAGCTCAATAGCTTTGTCAACCGCAGCGCGTACGCGCTCAACATTAGCTACGTCAGTCTTCGGAATCAGCAAAGAGCACGAAAACTTCAGCACGCCTGATGGATTTGCTTTTGGTTCAAAAAGGGCCGGAAAAGAGATGCGACAAATACCTGTGATCATTTTAGTCCTCGTCATAAAAGTTTTGCGTTCATAGTTTCTCCTCGTAGTCCTCGCGCGTGGCTTGTGTGCTACCGTGTAGGTCAAGCGGTCCAAGCCCTAGTTAACACATAACCAGTGTAGTGTAAAAGTGGCTAACGCCGATGTCGGTGCTTTATCACTTAAGCTCCACCTCCTGATGCTCGCCGTTCTCGATGCGCCGCAGGTTATTCGCTAAGACCCACTCATAGCGGTCCTGAAGCTTTTCAGGGGTGATGTAGAAGCTACTAGCGATATTGACCAGAAAGAAAACGCAGTCAATAATCTCGCGCTCTATGTTCTCACGATCAATAGGTGTAGTTTTCCATGAAGCGAATGGCCAAGAGGAGGAGAGCTCGGCTGCTTCTACAAGAAGAGCATGCGCGCATTCACTCGCGTACTTTATCCTCTGGTCAGCCGTCATCTCGGAGTACACTACACCTCTGAGCTTCTGCTGCGCGGTAATACCAGTCATCATCTCTTTAAGAGTGATATCAGGCATGTTGTACTCCTTGTCCTTTTCCACAACCTTTACATACTCGCTGGCCTTCATTCAGGACCGCGAAAGCTAGTATGTTGCGGCGTGTAATCTCTTCCTTGGTAAAGTCTTTAGGACCATACCACGTATGACCACCGCATTTATGAGCTCCATTCTTACTGAGCCGTAGTGCGGTTTTTGCTTTCTTCAAAGCTTTTTTCTCAGCCTTAGTAGCGTGAAGCCTATAATGGTTTACATAATTGCCAGGGCCTGCAAAAAACAAATATGGCATAATAACCTCACTGTTGATGACACTTTATGCAAGTGCCGGAAAATGGCTTAGACTTTATTCCCGCTCTGGGTACCGCGATCAACAGCTTGGTTGTTTCCAAGGACCTCGTTTACATTGTAAAAAGCCCTGCTTACACTTGTCCATGAAGCACTGTGGTCCTACATTATCAAACAACTCGGGAAAGTGTGGGCGTACCAGTGATAGTACCTGCTCAGCAAAGGTACTCATCTCAGTCACATTACGGTGACATAACCGCATGCGCAGAAACATGTAGAGATTGCGAGCATCGATTGTCCAGAGGTAATTAACAGCTGCTGCGTTCGTCAGCACCTGCCGAGCTTCTTCACGTGGTTCACCATGCTCGAGCAGCGCTTTATATATTTCAATAGACGTATTGAATAGATACTGGTATAAGTCTTTTACTTGCCCCTCTTTGTTAGGAGCAATGACACAGGGGTAGTCCTCATAGCTCTGATAATGCTGAGAGCCACTGGTGGGTGACGCGGTACGTTGACGTGTGATTTGAGCTAAGAATGATCGAGAGACACCCTGAATGAGGAACGTATAGACGACGTGCTCAAAGAGCGAAGCATGCTCAGCGTCAAGCAAGAACTTCGCTTTCTTGTGTGTAAAGGCGGGTATCTCAGCAGAGGCAACAGAGTTCATCGTTATACTCTGCGCTAAAGCCACTAGCTCTGCTGGATAAGGGGTTGCCTGCATAACTTCTACAGACATCTCATTGTATGTTTGGACATTTGGCATGATGAATCCTCCTACTGAGAAAACCCGCTTGAGAATTAACTCAAGCGGGTAGTTACTACAGATTTAAAATGTTAGATCTTACAGAAGATCTTCGTCTCCGTCAGTGGTCTCGTCTGCATCAGCCTCGTCCACAACCTCAGCAGCAACCACAGCTTCCGGTGCAGGCAACTCAGTGGCGCGCTTCTCATTACGAGCGATCTTGATACGCAGGAGCGTTGCATTGGCATCAGCCTCAGCCTTCAGTTCCTGAAGCTCGATGTCGGACGGCTCAAGAGCGAGGTCAGCGTCGATCTGAGTACACTTGGCAACGGCCTTCTCGTACATTTTCTTCTGGCCGACAAGAGTCTTTGCCAGCGCATTGGCCTGCTCTTGCGGAGTCTTGGAAGCGGTGTTGGACTTTGCTTTGCGGTTGGCAATAACAACTTCCTGGGCTGCGTTCCACTCGTCCTCGGTGCAGAACCGGAGTTTCTTATCAGCATCGGCGAGAATGAAGTTTCCCATCCAGCGCAGGTATGTCATCTGTGAAGATACAGACGATGCGTTGACGCTGAGCTTTTCAGCGATTTCAGCTTTGGTGTAAGTACCAGACGCGATAAGTTCCTTTACTTGTTCCCTACGATTTACTTCAGCCATGGTAACCTCCTCAGGTTTTTAATGAATTGTACTGCGCCTACAAACGATTTTCTACTCAGCTTCAAAATTAAATTATAACCTATAAAAATAAAAAAGTAAACATTTATTTTATCTTAAGCGAAATTGGTGTTACTGGGCCATCTCGCGTGCTGCAATCACCTCCTTAAATTCCCAAAAGAAGGCCTTGTAGGCTTCTCTGAGCGTTTTATGATTCATGGTCAAACCTATAGTAGCCACATAAACTTGTGCTTCAGGCGTAGGATCATCGTAGTCTGCGTGCATCCACGTGTTTTTAGTAGCACAGCACACTGCTCCTGGAAACCTTTTACGTAGCCGTTTGACAACTTGTACTGCAGTTAAGTCTCTGAGATACGGTGTTTTCATCAGTCCCACCTATCGATCTTATAGTATGTTTTAAAACTACCAGTCGTCACCCACAGCTGTCCATGAGTAAAAACAGAGTCTTTGCTGAAAGACGCCCCAATAACATGCGGAGCACCTGTGTCAAACAGCGCCGATCTTTTACTATGGGCTTCAATAACAGCTCTGCAAGAGTGCAGAGTTGATTTCAAAGTTTCAGGAAACAGGGCTAAGCCCCCTTGTCGACCTTCCCGAGCTCCTGAAAGGAGAAATGAAATTGTTTCAGCTACATTTGGACTAGCACAGCCATTCCAGTGCGCAGGACTTCGAATGATGCCGTACACATCAACGTATGTGCCTGCACAGAGTGAAAGAGATGCAGCTTTTGAACCACCGTGCCACATGTAGCTGCTAACCGGGTTTCTGTGCTCTGGTGAGTCCCACTGCAGTATTGGCGGCGCGTCAAAGTGCGTTGCCGTCGTAAAGATTCTGGCGGGTAACACACTTGGCACGTAGTACGCAATAGCATCAGCGGTAGGTAGCACTGTATCCTGGAACTTAGCCCAGGTTATAGTGATAGCAGGGCCATGTAAGTCTGGAGAAATTGGGCTTTTCTTCAGATGCTCAAATATGCCAGGCAAAGTATCTTTTGGTGCTGCAGGAGTAGGCCTCCACAGAAACTCTTGAATATCTCGTATGTCAGCGTACCGCCGGTCAAGGGACTTTGCGACACCAAGATCACGTATAAGGCGCTCGGCCACTTCAATAGCAGTGTCCTTTGGTGGTGCCTGTGGCCGTAAATACTTGGTCGGGTGCATCTTTTTTGCAAACCTTTCTGCAGCGATACGAAAAGGAACACCGCTTAGTAAGTCATCCATCAAAGACCCTATAACGGAAGATCTCGGATGGCAGAAGCCGGCAGGAGCTGTAGCAATAGCTGCCCATACCGGGTTAGCCCGCCGTGATACACGATGCACGTCTTTGTACAACTGCTGCAGCCACGTCATCATCCCTAATGACTTTTCAGACCGGTAGAGCTGGTTTGTCTTCAGCAGGTGCACTACCTGGTCAACATAAACAGAGGGCCATTCTTTCAGCACAAGCTGGATATTCTTGAAGTCCTCTCGCTTTTCAGCTATGATAGAATGATCCGTACCGCTTGTCCGCCATAAAGCGTTATCTGCTTGTTGTACTGCAAAATGTGACCAAAAACCTGTAGTAGGCACACCAAGAAGTGGGTCGTCACAGTAAAAGAAGTCCTTAATCTTTGACTTCTCAATCTGAGCGATCATAGCTTGTACAGCAGGTTTGTAGAACTCAGGCGTGATAGTCACGTCCCATATAGCAGAGCGCACATTAAAGTCAGTATCAAGATAGACGATACCACCATAAGACTCAATGAAGCGCTTACACGTATGGCATGTATGGTATTGCCGTGATCCAATAGGCATAGCTGTAAGGTAGATACTCCACAAGCGTGAAGTATCTACCGTGAACAGTGATTTAGCTCTTGAAAGTGCACAGAACCGGCTTGACATAGAGTCACGCCAAGCAATAAAAACTTCAGTGCTCGGAACTTCCTCAAACATTGGTCCTTGTAGTACTTGCATAGGTCCTCCTACTCTACATAGTCAGCAAAGATTTGCTCAGCCGTTTTGAATGACACTGCTTCACGAGCATCATCTTCCTTGGCCAGGGTTAATTTACCCTCGGGTTTTGTTATAAGAGCCGGCAGGAAAGACTCATCTTTCTTGTCTGCTTTCTTCAATACTTTTTCCACTTTCGCTGGGCCCCAAAATTTAACTTCTGAGAGCTCAGAGACGTCATAACCGCGTTCCTCAAGCGCGATTTTTGCGGTTTCTTCATTAACCCATACACGATTTGCTCGGCCACGTACAACCTTGTAGCCGGGAAATATACCGCCTTTTTGAATTGTTTCAAAGGCGAAGTTCGTGAGGTCCTTGATATACTGATCAAGATTCGGTGCCAGGTCAAGAAACTCACTGAGAGCCGATACAGATACTCTGTCAGGCAGCTCAGCATAGATTTTGAAAGCACTTTCGGCCAAGGAAAGTGCCATTGAATGCCTCGCTTTACATGATACACCTACTGCGCACCAGCGACATGCTTCAACCGAGGGACGAAGAATCGGTGGCCGAGCCTTTGTCTCTTGCAGGGCTGGTGATAGTTCATGCTTGACCCATCTGAGAACCTCTTCAACAGTGTATGTAACTGAGTTAAAGAAGTCATCGCCTACACGAGGCTGACCGATGATACATACAACGCGGTCAAAGTTTCGTGCAAACTCTGGATTCTTAAGGCCACCAGCGGCATAGCCGAGAAGCTGTGCCGAAGTGGGGCTGACAACAACGCCTTTGCCAAATTTCCAGTCGATAATGTATAACGTCCGATTAGACTTGATCATCCAGTCAACTGTGCCTTCAACTTCGTTGAGAAGATCACACTTCGCGAACTCCTCAAAACCGGCACAGGATACTCGGGCTTCGATATACTCAACGTAGTCTTCATAGTCTTTTAGCTGAACACGCAAACCGAATGCGAAGTCGAGAATTGTCTCAACAGCGGACTTATACTCAGCATGAACATCAGGGTCCTTGTCCAAAATAGTTTCTACTGCGTACGCGTCTCTTGTAAGATGGTCCTCCGTAATAGAGTGCAAGTATGTTCCTTCCTGCGCATACGAAGACTCTGTGCTTGAGCCAAGCTCGTGCTCAATTTCTTCACAAAGTTGTGCAGACCCAGGGCACGCAATAATACGTGGTAGTTTGCTCGGGCTAAACCGAGCATGCTTTGCTTCTGGCATTACTCCTCCTTTTATGAGTAATATTTTTGGTTGATCCTAATCTCTTTAACAGCTTTGTGTACAGCGGTACCATCTAGGACCTTATTTATCTTGGTCGCTATTGCACCTGGGGTACGCTTTACTTGTAGAGAGTAAACATCAATCAATGCTGCGAGCTTGTATATAAGATCTTCTTCCTCTTCTTGTGTCCAGGGGTTTTTTTTTGCTCGCGGCGTAGACATTATTCTCCGTCCTTTTTGAACCAGTTACGTGGATCAAGTTTTGTTTTAACATCATGAGATCGGCCTCTAAGGAACCAACCTACAATCAAGCCAACAGTCAATCCTATTCCAAAGAACATTGTTCTACTCCTTGTTTCATTTTATTGAGGCACTGTTCGTAATAAGGAGTCAAGCCAGTTCGCGTTTGAAGCTCAGCGAACAAGTACCAGAGCGCTTGCTTGAAGTATGCTGCAGTATAAAACGAGCTAAAGTTATACTTTTTATACGGCTCAATTCTCAAGTTTTCTGGCGCTGAATGGTTCCATATCATGCGAATTGTAAAAAACAGGTGCCTAGTTTCCATAAGTGAAGGACTTATGAATGTACCGTCAGAAGTCCTCCACTTAAAGTCTGTTGTCGGTAGCATATTAGTTACCCAAGACTGACGCTCGATGGTTCATCAGGTGATCTGCGGCCTCTTCAAGGACCGCTTCATCAGTGTCAGATGCAGCAATCACAAGAGCTTCCATGCAGATGGTCTTTACCTTAGTCTTGAAAAGCCCGTTTGTCACAGGCACTGACTTGAAGTAATACACTGGTTTACCCGTCATTGGAAACTTATCGTTCAGGTCAGAGTCATCCACGTCGATAAGCTCAAGGTTTTTGTTATTGGTGATAGTGGAGATGTTCTTGTTGCCGGGATCAGCCTTGGAAGTAAAAAGATACGCATTGATATCTTCACCAAGAGAAGTGGCAAGTCGAGCAATTGTACGTACGCCACCAGTGTACTGAATCTTTGCTTTACCGTACCCAGGCTCAAGCCGAGTCATATAGTCCCAAGTCACAGCAGAACCTGAACCTTTGGGGCCGACTGCAATTGCGCCTTTGTTGGACTGAAGGTCGTCCTCATTGCGGATCTTACTTTCGTCGCTTTTATTGACAGCAACGAAAACGCATTCCTCATACAGCGGACCGAGCACCTCAAGCTTCTGCTGAGCTTCCGGGTGCTTGCCAATATACCACGCCAGGGCGTCCGGCTGCACGAAACCAATCTGTGCTTGACCAGAAAGGAGCCGCTCAATGTTTTCAACCGACCCTTTGGAAGCGATTGCTTTTGTACCGTCTCCCATCAGCATGGCTAGATTGATACCCGTCTTGAAGTAGTTGCCACCACCTGCGCCGGTTGTGATGAGCGTTTCGGCATTAACGGTACTTGCGATGATTAGGGATACAGCTGCTGCACAAATAATCTTTTTCATTTTCATAGTCCTTGTAGTAAAGTTTTAATGGTGAAAGTTATCTTACTCTTCTATTTGCACTCGAGTCTCAACAAGGATGTCCTTGATGCACTCAAGTTGGTCCGCTAAATTGCGGCACTCCTGTTCTACGTATTCTTTGGAACGGCATGGACCAGAATCAAGGAAATTCCAGTGGGCAGAAGACCCGTCGCGATCTTGGCCAAAGTATTTTTCAACGAGCCTAGGATCTTTACCGTCACCAAGGTGTCCACAGTCAAAACCAAAGTACCACTCCTCGTCGACATGCAGTGTTGGGTACCTGCCTGTTGTTGTAGAAGAAGAGTACGTGAGGCTTCCATGTACGTTGATGATAGTGGATAGCCGAGTCGACTCCCTGTCCCACATAAACGCCTCTATTATACCACGCTTCCCGATGGTTGAGCCTTTAAGCTCTTGTAAGAGCTCAGCTGACTTGAGGTCATGGTCGTATGGTACACCAAAGAGCGGATGCCCCGGTAATACCGCAACGTAACCACAACGGGTACCCATGCCAGTAAATATTACGACGCATTTGTACCCGTTATGATGAAACAACGATTCAATTCTGAACATATGTTCTCCTTGTAGTAAAGTTTAACTACGCGGTTTCAGGGTCTACGTAAAGACTCACGCAGCTCTCGATTAGTAGCCTTGCGCATACCAATACTAGCGACGCACGGCTGAACCATTGCGTGCCGTGGAAGTGCTCGCAGGGACCCAGTTTTCAAGTTTAATAAGACACTCGAGCCCTTATTCCAGAGAATCGTTATTCCGTCACCGATATGATCCTTGTTTAGCTTAATGTAGTAGCTACCTTGAAAAGTGCAGTACACACCATAATGAAGCTTGGAGACCTCAATAGGTGGAATGATGAGTAGGCCCTGATCTTCTGGTATAACTTGATAATTAGGGTCTACTCCGTGCAGCTGCCCGCTTTGCAATGACACAAGGAAAACTGTTGACTTGCATGGGTATTCAAAAGCAGTTACATTTACTCGCATGTACTGAGAGGCCGGTCGATGATGCTGGAGCCGAAATTTACACGTGCCTCCAAACGGTATAGTCACAGCAGATACAGTTTCTTCAACTTCTTCTTGGTCAACAATTTCTACATTACCTATTATAAAGCTCATACTTTCCTCCTTAGTTATTGGAATTGTTTCTCACTCTTTATAATTAATTATACACCAGTTTTACGCAAAAGTAAAATCCTTATTTTCCAAAATTGAAATTAAAAATTTTGGATTTCTTTTGGCATCGTGATTTCTTTTGTGTACGCTTGAAAGTCAGTCATACTCTTCGATACGTCTTCGTGGTACCATGATAGAGCTAGCAGTAGTGCCATAAGTAAGCCTGTTAAAAAACAAACTGTGCCGTTCATAAGGCCTCCTATAAGTCGGTTAAGGCTTCAAGGTCTTTGAGTAAAGTGTTAAGAAACATGGTTTCGTCAGCGTTTTTATACGTACGCACAGTCATCTTGGCCGTTCCGTCAAAGTGTGATAGTGGCATATACGTAACTATAGTCTCGTCGCCTCTTTCAGCATTAGCGGCCACAGTCAACTGAGCCCCTAGCTTACCGCCGTGTAAAACATTGACTTGAATCATTTACACACCTCCGTAACTGGTAACTGTTTAGTCGCAATGTACTCTACTCGTACAGACTCTGAGCAATGTACCATATACTTAAATTTTTGTGGCTGTGGTGGTTTGTTATGCTCTGTAAGCCACACAAATGCTCCAAAGCCGATGGCCAGAAGAATTATAAGCAGCGCTTTACCGCCAGAGCTGGAAATGATTTTGCTCTTTGTTGTCAAAGCCATCATATTCTCCCATTGATATAATTAATGAGTACCCATGCTCTTCAGCGTATTGTATAATGCTAAGGGCGGCCTTTTTATTGTCTGAGTGTAACGCAATAGTATCACGCTCAAAGTCATACCATATACCTGATATAAACTCAGACTGAGTTAAAATAGGGTACAAGTCTCGTGATCTATTTATGTTGGCTAGCTGTCCCATTATTCCTCCGTGAAAGGTGGCCGGCGATGTACAAAATCGCTGATTGTAGCTGTTATTCGTGCACCAGTAATAAAATGCGGTACTTGTCTCTCCTCTTTGCAAAGGCTACATTGCCAGGTTTCCCAGCCCCAAATGTTTACCCCACGATATACAACTTGTGTAGAGCTGCACTTATGGTCACCTTTAATATAAGGCTTGACATAGCAATCACGACGATGTAGCACCGCAGTTTCTTGTGCTTTGGCCATAACCTTACGTTTATCTTTAGATACAAAGACAGGGCTATATCGACCTGTTGGAACCTTGAGGCACGCCATCCACAGCTTCATAGCTTCACCCAGTCCTCTATACGTGCTACGATTGCGATACGCATATACTGACGAGATAAGTTTTTGATTGGATACTTTTTGAAAGACAAGCGAATAAGTATCTCAGACTCAGGACTAACAACGTGGCATAAGGTGCCTGCATTGTTAACGTATGCCACCCAGCGTGATAGTGGATCAATTGAGCATTTTGACTCCGTGCTTACACGTAAATCGAAAGGGTATTTCACAACGAGGCCAAAACCAGGTTTTCTGGTTGGCTTAAAGTGTGACTTTACATTTGAATACACAGTGTTAGAGTCTAACATGCTTTGCTCAGAGACTTGCTTTTTCATACTTGTAGTCCTCGTGGTTGAGTTATTAAGGGAAGCAGGTGTCACAGATGCCAGTCATCAAAGCTTCACGTTCTGACGGAGATAGGTGTGGAAGCGCTTTTTGAATTAAGGCACCACCTGTCCACATTCGAAAGCCATCGACCGGCGCGATGACAGTTTGTTCAACCTTACAGAATGGGCATTGTGTAACTACAGTTACTTCTTCTGTACAGTCATCGAGTGTTGCCGCAATGATGTTTGATCTCATATTTGTATATCCTTCTGGCCAGAATTTTTTTTGATATTCTCGTTTGACTTTATGGCATATACTAACAAGCCGCCGTATATTTGCATACTTGGGTGTGGTATGATGTATCTTAAGAGGTCTATTCAGGAATATACTTGCCATAATTATGCCTTTTTGCATTGGCGCGGATACGATGTAGGTGCTGAGGAACCAAGTAGGATTCCTCATGGCATAGATAAAGACTTGGTTGTATGAGAACATACAGATCATGTTGCGCGGTATCTGAAGCTTGTAGTCAATGACGTACTGCTTCCAGTACCTTGGTAAATCGTAGGGTATAGCCAGCCTGTACTGCTGCACTTGATCCCAATATCCATAGCCTTTGTTGTTAATTCTAACAGTATCGATGAAGCTCGATATTGCTTGAACGTTTTCTGCTAACTCATTCAATTGTTGCACTGATAATTTTTTCATCCTTGTACTCCTTGTGGGTACTTTGCTTCTTGTTCAATTAAATACAGCACTGTTTTGATCAGGAGTTTATACTGGTTATAGTACACAGTGCCTTTGTGCTTTTTAGCAACAGCCTTTCCAAAAGCCTTAAGGTCACCCCTGAAACACCCGCATACAACCTGTACGTTGTTATTGTACCAATATACAGTGGTGCTAGCATTTCTACTTCCAATGTGTGATATAACGTACCTTGACGGGTTTAATGCAAAATCCGTGCAGTTCCTACAGTTCTCACAGTTCTCACAGTTCGTGCAGTCCATACAGTTCCTGCAGGAACTGCAGTCCCTGCAGTTCCTGCAGTTCACGCAGTTTATGCAGTTCACGCAGTTTATGCAGTTTATGCAGTTTATGCAGTTTATGCAGTTCTCACAGTTCGTGCAGTCCATACAGTTCCTGCAGTACTCGCAGCTCCTGCAGTCCCTGCAGTCCCTGCAGTCCTCGCAGTCCCTGCAGTTCCTGCAGTTCCTGCAGTCCACGCAGTTTATGCAGTTCACGCAGCTCCAGCAGTCCCTGCAGTTCCAGCAGTCCCTGCAGTTCCAGCAGTCCTCGCAGTCCCTGCAGTCCCTGCAGTTCGTGCAGTTTATGCAGCTCCTGCAGTCCACGCAGTTCGTGCAGTTCGCGTCGTCCATCTGTTTAGCCTGTGCATCAGCAAGTTCCTGTGACTCATAGCTAATACCTATATTTCCTTTTTCTGTTTTACTAGACTCATATCTCATTTTGTAGTCCTCGCTTAGTTGATCTCGGCGTACTCAGCGCGAAAATATGCACCGTCGCCGCAGTCCTGTTCCATCATCTTACCATCTCTCGCAGGCGTGTAACCGACGAATGGAGCAGGTTTCTTTTTGTCACAGGGCACATAGCGTTTCTCAATAGGGCTTTGAGGCTCACCACAGTTTGCGCAACCATAGTAACGCGTGATAGTAGTGATATAGTCCTCTTTGACAGAGGCATCGATGAACAGCTTTGATTTATTTGCTTTACAATTACACATAGGGCCTCCTTTAAGATAATGTGCCACAGCATCGACAATACACACCATAGTCAGCGCGGTTAAAGCGTGCCGCATCTTTGAAACTAATTGGATAGAAGTCTAGCTGTGAATGAATGAACTCATTCGTCTTACACCTTGGACAAATATACCCAAGTGGTGTAGATAGCAGAGACTTAGAGTTAAGTGAGGTAGGGTCCAGTATACTTGTAATGTCAAGTGCGACTATGGACCGTGTTTTATCTTGGTCGAGTTGCATATGCCAAATGATGACACGCACGTTGAACTGTGGTGTTGTTGTATGAAACTCGTCGCGAGATTTTAAATACCCGCGACAGAGTCTATCTGACCAATATACAAGAGGTTGTTTTTTAGGTCTTTCAAATCTTACTTTTTTCATCTTTGTTGTACCTGAAGTTAATTATTAATAAACTGTTTTCCTGTTTATAATTAATTATAAATCATTAAGATGCAAAAGTAAATATTTTATTTTCCAAAAATGAAATTGGTAGAGGACGGCCTATTGAACCGGTGGGGAAGCCTCATCTCTTTCCTTGGCCATGTCAAATGCTACATCAGGAAATGATTGAGCTCTTAGAGGCGGCATCCAGTAGAACACTGCACCTCTGGCATGCGATTGTTTCTCAGGAGGTGGCGCGTTAGGTATCTGGTTACGCCAGGCGATGATAGTCTGTTTGAGTGAGCGAGACACCTTATCGTTGCCTGTTCGACCAGAGGAAAGACCGAGGACCGCGCGGATATTGGCGACCGTCATTTTTTTCCACATAGTAACTGGGGCGCCGGCATCAAATGTCTCATCCAGCTCATCTGCTAATGAGTCATCAGCAAAACAAAACGCTTTCGTATTTATCATATCTCCATCCACACTCGGTTGCCATGTTATTGTTAGCGTAGACGACAAAGCTGAACTCATCGAACACTACGGATCTGGGAAACGGAATACGACTGATAAACGTGACTTGTTTATATCATC